ATGGGTCTTGCATTGAAATAGCGAGAGCAATTTGTTCAGAATCAAACTCAGGTTCTAACATTCCTAATACTGTGGTAACAGATTTAAAAACTTCACCTGTTAACTTGTGATGGTATTTATGTTCAACAGGTTCTAAATATACAACACTATTTCTTTTACTTGCCATATAATCTACTGTTTAAAATATTTCTAATAACTTTTCTAAGACATACTTCTTTTTATTTTCCCTAATAATTTCACATACTTTGGTTGAAAACTCGTCTTCAATAATTAAAGCATCTGGTTTTTTTATAAAATCAATTAAAGATTCAAGTCCATCTTCTCTAAGGATTGTTCTTATAATTTCTTCGTTAACATATCTTTTATCAAAACCTGTCATATTGAACTTTCTTTTAATTTAAATGAACCTCGTAAAACATCAACCACACCTTCTCTATTAAAATCTTCGTTAACCTGTGAAATGTCGTAGCCATCTTTCATCTTAATTATTCTTACTTTACCATATAGTCTACCAACATTTAATTGTGAGTAGATTTGTCTTGCTCTATCCCAAGCATCATCGTCTAACAAAACAACAACCCAACTATTGGCCTTTTTCATTAAAGCATCATACAATTTTGGATGCAAGTCTTTTCCCAACATCGGGATTGAATTGTAAACAACTATATGGTCAAAAGGTCCTTCAACAATATATATGGTCGAATCCCAATTAACTAACTGTTCATTAAAAATAACTTCTTCTCTTGGTAAATCAGGATTTTTATATTTTGGTTTTTTTCTTGGTGACCAAGCACGACCTGTAAAATAATTTAATTTACCGTCTTTATCATAAGATGGGACAATAATTCTATAAGCATATTCACCATCAGTAGTATAACCCATTTTGTGTTTATAGATAATATCAGGTTGTAGGTTTCTTTGTTTGGTTAAATAATTCCAAGCTTCTTTGTAAGGTAAACTGTTAGGATTGGTTCCCTCAAAAGGTATATATTCTTCGGGTAGATGTATTTCTCTAACCTCTTGGACTACTTTAGTTGTTGATTTAACTTCACTCAATTGAATTCCTAATTGTTTCAGTTTCTTTTTGTGGTCTTTACGACCAAACTTAGTAATTAGTTTACCAATTGAGCCGTGGGTATTATGTGTTCCACCACAACTCCAACAATGATAAACACCTTTAGATAAGTTAACTTCAAAGTTACCTTTACCATCACCTTCAGGCATATCTTTTTCCGCAGAACAAACAGGACAATCAAAAGAAAATTGACTTTTAGTCAGATTTTCTTTTCTAGGATTACCTAAAATCTCAATTACAATATCTAATAATAAGGAATTTTCTATTTGTCCCATGATATGGGAAAATATAATAAAAATTAATGACTTAGTAAATTACTTCCAAATACCTTCTTTACGCATATGACCTAAAACACAAGTGTAAGCATCAGTCATATCAAAGTTTTCTTTTTTAAGTTTCATATTCTTGTCATATTCCCAAACAATTTGTGGTTCGCGGTCAGCAACCTTGTCCCAAATAATTTGTTTTTTATCAATCTCCCAAGTATATCCTCCAAAAAGAACTGGTTTTTTAGTTTTTAAATCTTTTTCTTTATAGGCCTCACCTTTTTTATCGTGAGTTCTAATCGCCATTAATTCAGGGTATGCGTAAGCACGAGAATCGTATGAAGTGATAAATTCAGGTACAACACCTAAAACATCATCAACAACTTTTGAAATCATACCGTTGAATCTAAGAAGAGTTCCAACCGTATAAACGTTGTTTGAATTTAAAAGTGGTTCTTCGATAACAACCTTTTCAATATCAAGGTCCATGTATCTTGTTAATAATTTTTCGAAAGCATCAACTTTTTTAAAAAGTTCTTCCAATTTATTCTCAGGTAATGGTTTAATTTTTGGAGTGATGTGTGTTAACTCCAATAATTTACCGTCTTCCTCGAATAAAGCCATGCCGATTGTTTTTGTCGACACATCTAAGCCTAAAATTCTCATAAAACATTTTTTATATTTTTATTATAACGGACTTACTCCGTTCCAACTTAACGTACCAGTTTGTGGTGTTATAGGTTCTGAAAGTGGTAATTCTAAATCAAAAATCAAATAACCGTCTTGGTTTTTAATTAAAGCTTCGTCAGGTTTAACCACAGCTAAACATTCACCAGCTGGACCATGTAACGTAATCGTAGATGTTGCGATACCACAATCTTGTCCTTGTCCAATATATGAACTGTTAGGTGAAGATACCCATACATTAGGTTGAGCAACTATTTTAACTTTTAAAATTTCAGCTAAATCCATATCAGAAGCGTTAAAAGCTGTTTGTCCACTTGTGAACGTACCACCTGTGATAGATGTTGGGTCTCCACTTATTGTTGACCATTTAAATCCTTTAACTAAATCAGGGTCAAAAATAAATCCAAAACCATAATTTAAAAACATTGCTCCAACAATTTTATCATATCCACCAACACCTGTATATTGTGTATTACCAGGTTCAAAACTAATAAGTCTAGCACCGTTAGCAAATTTGTTAGGTTGAGCGTATAAATAATCCCAAGTTAAACTTGATCCTGTTGCTCCTGTAAACGTGTTATAAACATTGTTACTCATTAAATAAACAACACCACTATCAAAGAATTTATAACTTGAGTCTGGGTTAGGGTTTTTACCTGGAGCGTATTGGTATCCTATACCAAAATTATTTGTATACTCAGGTGATGCCTCACTTTTATACTCATCAGCTTGTACACCAGAACATAAAGAGTATGGATTTTTCTTTAAAATGTCGGGATTATAGATAAAAGAACTATATAATGTTGTTGCCGTTAATCCTGATGTCATACCAGTGTATGAAGAATTTAACGGTACATAAAGAGCGTTATTTTGTCCGTAAATTTGTACTCTATAATTTGAATTTGATATTGAAAATCCTACTGCTCCTGTATTATAAAAAGCTTCAGGTAAACTTTCCAAAGCGGTACCAATTAACCCACCGTTAGCATACGGTTGGTTAGTGACGTTATAGTCGGTTTCAGTTCTCATATCAAAAAATCCCCACAAATGTGATAATGAACTATTTAAAAAATTAGCGTCATTAAAGGCAGGTATTTTATAATACTTGATCTCATCACCAATAGCCATTGTGTAAACACTAGATATGTCTACTTCTTCTGATGTATATACGTTTTCTACTTTTTGTAAAGCCATGATTAAACTGTTGTAAATATTCTATTATTAAAATATAAATTATCTAAACTCCAAAAATCTATATTGACATAGGTAACAACACCAGTTTCATTTTTATAAATGAAATTTTTATTATTAGCCGTATAAAAATAATCGTTATTTGAGATAGTTGGACTTGTAATATTGTCTGGATATCTATAGTTGATAAAATCTGGCCCGTATGTTGGTAAAATTTTTGACATGTTATACTAATTCTATTGGATTTGCTGTACTGTTTGTATCGTAAATAAAGTTTAACCTTACATTACCCCCAAACTTATCTGTTATATAATTTATATCTTGATTGGTTGCTATAACATTCATGTTAACTGGTATGGTATAGTTATTATTTGTTTTATCGTATATACCATAAGTTTTCATAAATAAAGTTGCTTGATTTATTAAACCTGTTAACAATGTTTCAGAATTACCGTTAACATTAACCATTGCTAAAGCGTAACCAATGAAACCCGCTTTTGTTGGGTATGCCGTATTTTGTGGTAAGTAATAAGTATTAGAACCAACTACCGCTGCTGGGTATACAGTTTTATAATTAGCTAAATCAGAAGTTTCAACTTCTGATGTTGTTAAGAAAGTAGTATTGTTAACCCAATAACCAAATTTATTTGCTACTAAACTAAATCTACCTGCTGTACCATCAACAGCCATACCATTGACAGAGTATGTTGAGAAGGACACTGCAAAAGGTGAACCAAATCTTATTGTACTATTATCTACCATTCCTCTAACCCCACCATCTTTTAAACCTACGTATCTTGGTGAAATTTTATTTAAGTTCATTAAATCAAATTCTGTTTTTGGTGCCCAGCTAATATTTAAATCGGTTAAATATTTTGTATTGTCATAATTTTTTGTTGATAGATTTAATGTCTGTACTGTTGCTGTTACATAATCCCACAAATCTAAAGTTAATCCCCCCATATTAAAATCATAAGTAGAAGATGTTAACTGTTGTAACCAAGGGTATATGTTAATGTTTATATTTAAATTTGGTTGGTTGAAATTTCCGTATGAACAATCTTCGTTTACAAAACTAAATTGTAACCTACTTAAAGCGTTTTGAATTTCTTGTTGTGTAGGTTTAGTCGCAAAAACTCCAGTATACTCAGCAAAGGCGCATTGTGATGTAGTTATGGTGGTGTGTTTACCTATAACAGGTGGCACCAAACTTTCTGTTGCCGAAACTAAATAGTTATGACAGTTATCATTTATATTATAATAAACAATATTGTCTACTAAACCTGATGCCATCAAAGTTTTATAACCAGTCGGTGTTAATGTTGTTTGTAATGTTGTTGCCATTATGTTAAATTGTCTCTAAAAGTTATACTATCTGGTACTACACTATTTTTACTACCACTTATGTCCACCATCAAATTAGGAATAACATTTACCATGTAATTAACTTCTTGATCGTAAAGAGTATAATAAAGAATTTGTTTTTCTAAACCCTTTGTAGCCAAAGTTTTCTGTCCTAATTGTGTAAGAACAAATTTTAATTTATCTGTATCACCACCAGCAAAAGCCATTATAGATCAAATGCTATTTCAATTATTATTGTCGCGTTAGACACTTTCTCAATTGGTAAATTCATCTTACCAATGGCAACTAAGTTTTTATTTACATCGTAAATACCAACTTCATTGATGTGAACTTTTTGGTTTGAATTAGCCCAAGTAGGATTAATACTCCAATTGAACATTGTAGGAGGTACTGTGAACACAAATTTAGTTCTATACTTATCAGTTACACCAACCGCCTCAATATTACCAAAGAAGAATCTCTCATCTCCAAATTGTAATTTTTCTGATTCAGCAGTTTGTGGTATTGTAATAAAATCATTTAAGTTATAGTTTGTACCACCCATATACATTGTATCTGTGATAGTAAATGTGGTTGCTTCAAGGTTGATAGGGTCAATTCTATTACCAACAGTGTGACCTACAATATCAGAAGTAAAATCCATCAACGTCCATTGAGTTGGATCTGGGTAAGTACCTAATGGTTGTCTTTGAGCTAATAAATAAAATTTATCAGCGTACCAACCTGTACCACCAGTAACACTCATATACGGTAATTGACCAATTGGGAACTGTACTTCTACTGCTTGAGTTAAAGTCGGTGGACAATTCTCGGCAGGAAAATTAACACAAACAATATTTTGACAGTGTAATCCTGAAGTATAACCTGAAGTACTTTCCAATAAATAAGTTAAATAAAGATTTTCTGTAGCATCAATAACACCATCATTGTTACTAATTGTATTAGTTTGTAATGTAGGTAACGTCCAATTTCTGTTTGCTTTATAAGATAAAGCTGCCACTAACTCTTGGTCATCGATTGTAAACATATGGAATTCAGGGTAAATTCTACCAACACCGTTACCATAACTGTCTACTAATGATGTATAACCAATGGTTGTATTAGAACCTGAAAGTGTTACATATTGTGTAGTCCCTGAACTTGTTGCACTAAAGACATAACCAATTGTAGAACCAGTTGTTGCTCTATGCCACATTAAAGTCGGCATTATTAGTTTTGGTGATGCAGGTACTGTTGTATCTACATAAAACTTTTGTCCATACTTTAATTCATTTTGATTATCACAAGTTTCTTTATTTGTGTAATGTATAATACTAATAGAAGGTACTAAATAACAAGCCGTGTTTGCACTATGTGTTAAAGGAATCTCTGATGTATAACCAAAATATTCTTTACTACCTACATAACTTTCAGAACCATAACTGTTAAAAGTTTCGTAAGATGCTGGATTAACTCCCGGGATTGGGTATGACCACACATTGTTCATGTTCCACACACATCCACCACTGAAGAAACCACCATCACTAAATAAACTATTAGAACTACTTCCGTTTATTGTAGCACCTGTACCAAGTGGGTAAAAAGTTGTCCAACAATAATTAGAACCAGTGTAAGAAGGGAAACTAGCAAAATCCCTATCAATCTCAACTATTAAATCATTACCAGCTAAAGTACCAGAAACAATACTTTGTACTTTATACCATAGATAAGGTACAGGTGTATTCAATTCTACTACTGCCTGATTTTGTGTAACAGTTAATTCGTCATTACTCATTTTAACCATCATCAAATCACCTACTTGTGGTTCGTATGTATTGGAACCGTATGTTGGTGCTTGTGAGATGGGTAACGTAGTACCACCAGTAAGACCGGCTAAGTTTATAATTGTATCAGCTTGTAAAACGTGACAGATTGTATCTGTGTAAGCCGTATATTCAATAGTTGTTCCAGTACCATATTCAAAAAATCCAATTCTAGGTGCTGTAGTTAAAGTTTCTAAAATTACAGGACTTAATGTCGGAATTGACAGGTAAGAATTTGTTGCGTTAGCCGTAGGTAATAACGGTGTTTTTAAATCAGGGTTTTCTGCTTTAGCTCTTATGATGTTTTCTAATGTAATATCATAAGATGGACCCAAGGTTGTGTAATCAATTTCTGAGTCACCTAATCTAAATGTGTCAAAGGTTAAAAGACCTAATGAAAGTAATTTTCTACCTTCATTTGTCATTCTAGCACTTATTACGATGTTACTGTTTTTATCTATATAACTCACTTTTTACTTTTATTTTATAAATATCGTTATGTTATTTTTTTAACTATTTTTATTAAGCAGATCTAAAGAAATAGTTTTTTTTCAATTTATTAATTGCCGTTTTACCAGGTATGATACCAAAGTAATAATAAGGTACGTTAGCTCTAACATTAGGGTTGTTTCTACTACCTCTGTTAATGTATCTATCCCACCCATCATTATCGGCCTCATCAATATCAGGGCTACTAACACCAGCAGTATTAGTATTAATCCAATTATTAGCTGGTTGACCGTAACAGTTTGATGGGTTATTACCACAAGGACTAAATCTACTACCTGTTAATTTATTTACAAGGAATCCTCCATAAGCTGGTGGGTCATTAACTAAATCAGCGTATGGGGTTGTAGTACCACCTGGTGGGTTAAACTCATCATTATTGTCAACTTCTTGGTCTACATGGATTTTAGAAATTTCTTTCATGAAAAAAGTTGGGTTATCTTTTAATTCAAATTCATGACAAGGATATCCGTCTATTAAACCACTACCATAAAATAGTTGTCTTGGGTTACAATTGTTTTGTTTAAGTAAATAAAATAATACTTCTTGTGGACTTTGATATGAGGTTTCTTGTAAATAAGATACCCAAAAACCTGGATCCCAACCGTTCTCATAAAAAGTACCAGTATAAAAATTAGGGTTTTGTGCGTAAGTGTGTAAAGCTTGTCCTGCTTGTGATGCCGTACTAATTTCTTCTATAGCCTCTTCACACATTTCAATTCTACCTACCGAAACAATTTTAGTTGACATTAATGCATTACAATAAATTATATCGTTAACATCCGCGGCTCCATTATGGGTTTTACCGTTAGAGTCTGGTACTAGTGAAGCGTTTTGTGCTCCCACATGATAAGCACCTAAAACATCACCACTTCCATTATAATAAGCATATAAACAAGCTGCACAATAAGGTGATAAAGGTCCGGTAGCTAAACAAGCTGCTACACAAGGTCCAAGAAGTCCTGTACCAGCGGAAGGATCTGTACCTTCATTAGGTCCTCTAAGTAAACATTTTGTACATTCACCAACAAGAGTTGCTGTATTAAAATTAGCTTTAGTATCTAAACAACAATTGTTATTACCATAGTATTTACCTCTTAGTTGGTCAGCACCAGGTCCACAAAATTTTTCTTTAGAACCACTTTTATTCTTTTTGTATTTAAATTGGAATAGATAAGCTGTACCAAAAACCCAAGCGTCATTAAAATTTCTTCTAATAACGTTTCTTTGTTCAGCGGCTCTTAATTTAACACAACACTTCCAATTAATTAAATCTTGTAAACAAATATTATCGGCAGTGTTTATACCTGTAGTTTCTACTTTAAAACAGAAATTACATGAAGAACAAGGATTACCACTTGGGCAGTTACAAGCGAAAGTACTTCCACCACAACTATTAGGGTTACAACTAGCCCATGTACCACCAGTAGAAGGCACATCATATCCCTCCCCATTTGGGGCATCTTCACATGGAAGTGTAAATTGTGGTATTAACCCACCCAACCAAGCGAATGGACATATCTGATAACAAAAATCTAATACTGTTATATTAAACCCTATGTTAACCTTAACAACCGTAGTACCCCAACTAATAACAAGTCTTGCACAAAATTGAATGCATATACTGACCAATATAATCAGTAGTTTTAAAATAAAGGCAACTACGTCAATAAAAAATGCTATTATGTAATAAACAATATCAAACTTCCACACCGCATTAGTAAATGGAAATAAATTAGTTTCAGCACTAACATCGGTATTTTTAACACCTAAGAAACTAAATCTGTTGGCACCTAATTTATATTTTTTGATATAATGGGCAATAGTATATAACTGTTTCCATTCAAAAGTGTGGAAATCTAAAAATATTCTAGCGTTTGGGTATATGGTTGTATCGTATTCTGTTATATCGTCGGTCCATCTTTGGTCTTGTGTACCGTTAGCTTGAGCTATATTAGCGGTATCTACCATACCTTGCGTTCCACCAAAATCAACTCCTAAACTTGGGAAAAATATTGTGGCAGTTCTATACTTAGGGTTTTCGTTTGGCTCGGTAAATTTCATTTTGAGTCTGTACATCCCTTTTGTTGCAATACCAATAGAAGGATCAGCCGAAGGTACCAAATTACCGAACTCGTCGGTAATTACATGAGCCAAATTCATTGGTACAGGAAAAGTGAATGTACCGTCTGCGTCTATTAAATCACCACCATTTATACTCCATTTCTCTAAACTCGCAGGTGTAATATTACCATTGTTGTACCAATCAAGTGGGTCGTAATCTTTAACCCTTATCATGTCGATACGTCCTTCTCCTGTTTTAAGATTATCTTCTTCACCCATATCATTTTTTGGGTTACACCCTTTATTAATACTCGCCTTACCTGAATCAGTAAAAATAGAACCAAAAAATAAAGCTGTTGTTCTAATTTCAAAGTTGGTGTCAAAGTCTACTCTCGTAATACCTATTTCACAATTTTCTGTATCACCCCAAAATGGAATAATATCTACACCTATGTTACCAGATTTTATTTGTGGTAAAGAATCTAAGTTTGTAGCCGTTTTAAATTCCGCATTAGAATCAAAAAGTTTTTCAGGATAACCGTTTGCTATCATATCATACGGTCTAACACTTGCTGCACCAGCATCACTTAAGTCAATGTCCATATGTATGGTGTACTGACCTACGGGTGCCCCAAAAATCATAAAATCACCCGCATTATTTGTTTTTGTAGTATATTTGTAATACTTGTCAAAAACTTCTAAAACAGTGTCGTTATCTAAAACTTCTTGTTTTGTAGGAAAAGTACCCACAGGTTTGTTTAAAAAACAAGTTGTTTTTGATAATAAAAGGTTATAACGAATATTATCTTTCTTTTGATATGGTGTCTTAAAAGGGTATAAATCTTTTATTAAAGTATTTTTTTGGTCTTCGTCAGTAATCGGGATGAAAACTGAAATTTTAGCGTTAGGTAAACCAAAACCTTTGTTTGCTATAACTCTACCAACAACTACACCATAGTTAGAACAAAAAGTTTGGTATAAATCTTCTTGGCTAATTTTAAGACTCATGATTTCAAGGAAATCAAAGTCCTGTTCCAATTTGACTCTAATATTACTACTATTACCTGGAGTTGTTCTTATTCTAATTGATTCGTTCGCCATTAATATGTATTATTAATATAATTATCTTTCGTATCGAAATAACCTTCTGAGTACGAACAAGTAATAACTTTGTTATTGAAGTAACCTAAATAAGTTGCTTCAAAAGTTACTCTAAATCTAAAACTAACATTTAATGGTAAACTTTTAAAAGTTACCGCGTAGTTAGATGTTGTTGGTGTGAAGTTAACTATCTGTTGATTTGTTAAATTACCTGTATCGTCGTTAAAAGCTTGTACAATAAATCTACCAGTGACTGTGTCATTAGTAAAGTTTGGTGGTACACTCCACTGTACAGTGAATTGATTAGTTTTTAAACTACCGTAATTATTGTTATTTAAACCTTTATCTTTACTAACAGCTAAGATAGAAATAACATCTCCTACATTAATTTGTGTATTATTTTTATCAAAAATAATTCTATAATCTGAAGACGTACTGATAAAATATTGGAAGTCTTGTGCTAACTTAACTCCGTTAATAGACATAATAATACTATAACTAGAGTCTATAGGTAAACTTGTAAAAAATTCGTAATTACCTGTTGTAGGGTTATAATTTAAAGTTTGGTCTCCAGCTGCTCTAGCTGTAGGTGTTGTAGTACTTGTAAACCCATCAACTTTAATGGTATCCATAAAATAAATGCCATAATCAGATATCCATGATTGTGGTACACCTCCTATGTATGTTGCTACCAACCAATCTGTAGGTAAAATCTCATTATAAAGTTCTATTGTTGGCGGAACTCCAAAACCACCTACATTTATTAATCTATAATCACCAACACCAGATGGTCCTGTCGCAGTTAATTGTACACCATTTAATATTAACATAACGGTACCATTTGATGGTACAGAACTTAAAATAAAATAGTTTAAAGTACCATTAATTGATTGGGATCCTCTCGCCCCTGAAATACCATTAACATATAAGTTATCTGTAATTAAAGTATAATTCGGTCTACCTTCAGTACCAGGTGGGTACAAACTAGGTGTAGGAGGATTAACTATTGTCATAAAGTAGTAATCAGTACTACTTTGAAAAGTATTGTATTGTACGGTATCAGTCCAACTGTCAAAAGTTACACCTGGGTTACATTCTTTACTTGTAAAAGTAAAATAAGGTCTAATCAAATATTCACCCCAAGTTTTTTGTAGTGTACCTTCTGAAAACGTTTTGATGATAGATGTTGGTGTTATGTAAACAACTTGTTGGTTAGTGTATTTTGTTGCATAAACTGTGTTATTTAAGTAATTATATAACACAAAACGTGGTTCGTCATTTAATGTGAAAAATTTCTCAATTTCATTCGTAATACAATCTAACCTATAAATTTTACCGTTACCTCCAATAGTTGAATAAAAAATATTATTATTTATAGAATCAAAATCTATTGCGTATGGGTTTTGTGTGGGTGTTGTTAAAGTTGTTGTTACAGTATTTGTTAAACAATCTACTATTATTATACTGTCATTTGCATAATCAGTCACATAAACAGTATTATTTATTGAATTGTAAGTTGCCTTTACAAGGGTTGGTGATGTAGCTCCTGTAATACTTATTGTAGTTGACAATGTGTTTGTGCTACAATCTACAACAAAAATTTCTTCTGTAAGATTACATAAAGTGTACATTGTATTGTCAACATTGTTATACACAATATCGAGACCAACAGAGGGTAAAGTCACAGGGGCTGCCAATGCGAAAGTATTACAATCTACTGTTATAATTTTAAACGCGTTATTTGTTATATACATTTTTTGGTTAGCACTATTATAAGCTATCCCAAGATAAGCACCTACACCAAAAGATATTGGTGTTAAATAAGTGTTTGTATTACAATCTAAAATTTGGACTACGTTAGCTGTGTAAACTAAAACATAAAGTCTATTGTTAATAGGGTCATAAGCAGAGGCTCCGGGTGTGTACCCACCAAATATTGTATTAATAACTTTGTTGGTTTTGGCATCTATTACTGAAATACTTGCTGAAGTCCTATTAGAAACATAAATTAAATTATCTTTAGTATTTAATGACATCCAATACGGTAAATTACCAACGTCAATCGGGTTTGTTTGTAATACATTAGGTTCTGATTTTGTTATACCACTAAAACTATAACAATCGGCCACTATTTCAGTACCACTAATTAAACCACCTGTCGCTTTTATTGGTACCCATTTATCTTTTGGGAAAACTTTTAAACAAAAATTACCATCATAATCTACATAATCGGTACCACCTGTTACAACAAACTTTACATTAATATCACCTGTATAATCTAAATTATAAATTCCTGTAGTACCTGTAGTACAACCTGTAATTGTTGCTGTCAAACCAGACATTAATTTTATAGCACCTGTAACATAATATTCAGGGCTTAGGAAGATTTCTTGGCAAAGATTAATCTCAGGGTTTAAGTTATAAACATTACTTAAACCATTATCACGTAAGAATTTTTGATTTATTAAATCTTGTTGACTTACGTCTTTACTATTTTCTTTATTTATACACAAAAATCCCATTATACTACTGTTGTTACTGTTGTTTGAGAAGTAAACCTACTTCTATATGATGTAATGTCAATACTTGCTTGAGCCACCGTTCTTAAAATAGGGGTTGTGGTTGTTAAACCCGGATCAAGCACTGGTGTTACTAAAGGTGTTGTTGTTACGGTTGTTGCTTGTGGAACTGTACCTGTTCCTACCTGTGAAGCTATAGGTGTTGGTACTATTACTGCTGTAGATGTTCTAGGTGGTGAAGGGTAAAATCCTGCAGGTACTTGTTCATAACTTACCTCCGATTCAACCAATTCAAAATCATAATCACAAGGATTTATAATAGTACAAATTTCATTACACCATCTTTCACCCGCAACCCAAATTGCTGTCGCTGGAATAAATTGTTCCATAAATGGAATCCAGAAACTTTGGAATTGTTTTTTGTAATTCTCTAACTCGTAAAGACTTAAATATGTTACAGTATTAACTGTCGTTGCTGAAACAATTGATGATGAACAAAAAGTGGTTGCACTAAAGACTAAACCAGTACAAGCAAATACTGTATAGGGGGTTACCGTTGAGCAAACGTCTACTGAGGTATTAGCACTAACAATAATTGTTGTTATGGTGGTACTGTTACAGTCTATATAGTCTACCGAACAATCACCACCTGTATTATTAATATTATATGATATACAGTTTGTTTGATAACAAACACTTGTACCTGCAGATAACGTATAACCACTAGGACATGCTAATGTTGTTCCACTAATTGGGCAATCAGCACACATATCATAAGTTAGCCAAAGTTCTTTAGAGTTTAAAACTAAATTACTATGTTTTTCGTACACACTTGATTGTTTAAAATAATTTGTGTACCTCCAAGGAATGTCTGCATCTAAACTTGGTGCAAAGGTTCTATTAATTGTACCTTCACCGTTTAACATACCAAAACTACCGTCAGCTCTTTCTATATTATCGTATTCAGATATACCCACTGAAGGTAAACCTGGATTGTAAACCCAAGATTTTTTATTATCTATTACTCTTGTTAAGTTAAACCCAGGGCATTGAATATCGTTAACAATTAGGGCTGGTTCTTGTTTAGAACAGTTAACTCTAATATCGTCAACAAAAATATCGTAATCACAACAACAATTTAGTCCTTGATAAATCTCAAGATTAACACCAAAATTTAACGTTAAACCCGATGTTGGTAGGGTTGCTTTAATTTGAACCCATCTATCAAAATAATCTGTAACTGAATTGTAATTTATATTCTGTATTAAGAAAGAATTTAAAATAGGGTCAGTTAAACTTATTCCCGCTATAATAGGGTTATTAATGTTGTAACAACAAACAGTAGGTGTAACTGTTGGTACGTCTACAGCTATAGCCGTTGAAGATATAGTACCTCCTACGGTTGAATTTACTGCTCCAGTGTTTGGCGTTAAGGTTATGTCACAAAACTGACCATCTATAACAATAATGTCGGTATCAGGTGGATCAGGTATTGGTTGGCATGGGTTATTAGGTTTACCAAAATAAACCCACATAGATATTTCTAAATCATTACCACATGGAGGTACCTCCATCATTTTATCATTAAGAGAAAAAGTGATAGGTAAACAATCATCTCTTTTTGTTGCTAAACAATAAGGTGCTTGCCACTCCCATGGTAAATTATAATCTTTAATTAATCTATTACAACAAGCCTCACTTAGTGGTGTACTATTTGAAGTAAGTTGTACTGTTTGTATTGGATTGTTGAAAAAATCAAAAGTATTAACAGTTTTGACTTGTGTAATATCAATCTCACATTGATCTACCACAGGTTTACACATACAATTACCGTTTATCGTTAAGGTTGGTGTTGGTGTTGGGGTAATAATTGTTTCAACGTTCCCTACTGTTCTTAAAAGCGTTGTACCCACTTGTTGTCCACCTAAACCCACAGTACCGATCCCGATAGTACCTGTTCCACCTGTATTTAGTCCAACAGTGGTACCTACTTGAGTGCCTATTGTACCTGTTCCAAGTCCACCTGTATTTAGTCCACCACCAGTATTACCACCAGATGATGTTACAATACTATCCCAAAATCCTCCATACTGGTCACAAATACCTTTAGTTACTAATATTGGTGTGTTTGTTACAGTACCAAAATTAACATAGAACCCACCTGTAGTAGCCAAAGCATTAGATAAGATTAATCTAGCCTCAGTTAAATCCGCTATACTATTATTATTAGAATCAGCGGTACTATTAATCGCTAATAAAATAAAATTAATTTGTTGTGAAGTTAAACCTAAAGAAGGCCCTATTGTTTGAAAATTTGCTGTGAAAAAACTATATCCAACAGGTGTTGAAATAAGGTTTAAAAAATCACTTAATGTTGATATACATCTCGGTACATAATTTTCTACTATTGTTTTTTTACAAAAACAAATACCGTCGATGAATGTACCTTGATTAGCCTCACAACAAGCCTGATTTAAAGGTTCACCATTTGTAGAGTCTACATATATTGTTTGCCCACTATTAGTAATTAAATTTACTATTTGTTGCCATAATATTGGTGAGGCGGTTTGTAAACCTTGACCGTTATGGTTAGCTATGTAAGTATTGTTCCAATTGTTAAAACTTATGGTACCATCAGTACCATCACAACTAACACAAACACTTGTAGGACAAATTAATTTTGGTGTATAATAACATGCTATTCCGTCCCATGTATAAATACTTGTTGAATTTATATTTTGGTCTATTATGGCTGCATTACAACAAGAGGGGTCATTTACTCCTATTACCTCACCATCCATAGCAATGGAAAAAGGACCTGGACAATTATTTGTTGGTCCACCCTTAAAAACACTACTAGCATTTATAACAATATCTGTTGTGATACTATTAAAATCTATAATAGTAGTTGTATTACTTTGGTATGTGCAACAGTTATTACAATCAACATTAGCTGTTGGATCGTAATTAAAGGCTAAAGTATCACGGCAACCTACAACGGTAGGTGTTCCGTAAATACAACAACCTACACAAGACTCCGTAGCTGTAGGGTCATAATTATTAGCTAATTGGTCCATACAACCTACCTTAGAAACCCCACCTTGTAATACTATTTGTGCCATTACCTATAATTATTTTTTAATTTATTTTTTAATTCTTTTTTTAATCTATTTTCATAAATTTATGGTATGATAGTACCTACAGTACAATAAACTACAGGTGTTCCATTAATATTTTGATACAAAATTCCATTATATTCAAAGAATGGGCTTGTTAAAAAAGTTGTTAAACCAGAATCTGTATACACTTTTGGTGTTGTTGCCGGTGTGTAACCACTAGGTACGTATACTTGATATTGATTCCCTTGAAGATATGTGTTGGTGGTTATCCCATTATTGTAGGCTCCACAAACATTAACTAAATTTCCTGAAATAACGGTTGCTGCGGACGAAAGATTACCAGTTTTTACTATGTAAATTGTTGGAACTGGTGTTGGGGTGCATTTGTTTAATGATGTGTTCCAAGTAAATCCGTAATCAATACAACATTGTTGTGATAAATCAACGTTGGCTGATGTAGAAGAAATTTCTTGAATAAACGAACCTAACTCGTTAGTAACCTGAATTAAATTATTAGGACAAGATGAACAATAAGAGTATGACTGAGCCGTTGTGTAACCTGGCATATCTAAGAATGTTGTTGTTGTACCGTTTATTGTTAATGATACGTTATTGTTACCCGTAGAAACTGGGGATACCCAATACTGAGTGCTTTGATTACAACAAGCCTGTGTTACTAAACTATTATTTACTGTATTAAACCAAACATGAGTATTAGGTGAAACTTGTGGAGTACCACAAGGATTTGTAGAAGGTATTATACATTTGTTACTATCACCTATTAAACTCCATGTACCACCTCTTAACTCACAACAAGCCTTATTACTTATTTCTTTATCATTACTATCTAATAATAAACAACCATATGTATTAAAAAATGGTGTATATATGTTTGAGATGAAAGATTCTGGTGTTATCATAAATGGACCTGAAGTACCCCAACCTAAACTTATTGCTAATTGTGTGATTTGTGTTGTTGTTAATGTTGCCAAATAATCGTTAACATTACATATTGTTTGTATAGTATTTTGTGGGGGACACCAATAACAAACATAATTAGGTATCGGAGTTACTGTTTGACTTCCATCCACACTTCTAAGTAAGGTTGTACCGACTGGAGTTCCTCCGACAGTCCCAGTCCCAGTCCCAGTCCCAGTCCCAGTTCCTGTACCAGTACCTTGTGGTATAACACATTTTTTAATATTACCATCCCAAGCAACATCAAAACCTAATATAGCCTTTGAACAACAAGCTTGAGATACGGTAAGGTTGGTCGCTCCATCTAAAACAACATTATTAGTGTCTACTAATGTATTTGATGCGGATGGACAAACCGGTGGGTTAACCGTTATAGGTAACCAATAATTTTGACAACAATTTTGTGCGGTAAGATATACTGTATTATTTGTATCAATATAAACAACACCGTCAGGGCCAAAACTTAATTGATACACCCCACAAGGATCACAAACGTTTTTGTTACCAGCGGTGAAACTAATTTTCATTGAATATGTGTCGCCACTAGGTACACCGTAATTTGGGGCGTTGTTACCTCCTACATAAGTTAAACCGGCTGAATTGACAACGGCGTTATTTACAGAGCCATTATTTAAAACATTCGCGTATCCAGTACCATAATAAGGTACGGGTAACCCGTTTTGGTCGAAGATAAAAGTACCTTCGTTGTAGTTATTAAAATAATTTTCATTAACAGTAATAAGTGTAGAACCTGTTAATAAATCATTAAAATTTGGTACGAAACATTCAAATTGTGTAAAATAGCTTTTACCAAAATCATAAGGGCCAATATGTGGGTTGTTACCTATAGCTGATGTATTACCACCGTTATACCAAAAACCATCCATTTGAAAATAATTGTCTAAATTTTCTGGTAAAATCCTAGGAAAACCATAAGCATCCATAGGGTAGTTAGCTAAACTAACTGTTTGGTCGGCTAAACCGGAAACTTCAAATATTTTAACTAATTGATTATAAGTTTCATTAACATTTAATTTGTTTTCAGCCAAGTATACGTACTCATCTAATGTAATCATACAACCTGGTATGTTAAATAAATTAAAGAAAAACTCTATAACCTTTCTAGTACCCTTTGATTTCCATAACCACCAAGCGTTTATAACTAATCTCCTCCAAAGTTCTATATCTAATTCTTTAGCCGACAAACTTCTTGAATACCCACTGAATGGTGTTTGAAAAGAAGGTTTTGTTTGTTCTAATAAATCAAAATTGTCTGTGGTGACAGTTAATAAAACGTCAAAACCTAAAGTTTTAGCCATCATTTTTATTAACTCATCGGAGGTATTATCAAGTTTATTGTATGTTACTACATTAGCAAAAGAAATACCATCAATATATTTTTTAACTTCATCATATTCTCTACCATATATTCGTAAAAGTTTTGAAACTTTCATCCCATATATCTCATCACCAATTGCGTTTGCGGTACCACCGTTTGTATCAAATTCGTGAATAGATTCTGATACAAATCTTCTTGACATTAAGTCGGTTTTATATTTATCAAAATTGTTTGCCGCGTCTAAAAGAGTTTGTATGTAATTAGCGTAATCACGAGTGTTAATATCAAGATTATAACTATCACTAACAGGCCATGTAAAACTTTCAGATGTATAATAAAAAACGCCTTCAGATTCTCTTGGTACATCAAATTTTGCTGTATATATTGGTGTTACTAGTCTATTTAATAAAACTTTTTCAAAATCACTTAATTGTTCAAAAAATAATTGTACCTCGTTAGCGTTAGGTTTTAAGTGATACGTAATTTGACCAAAAGTTGAGGCGGTTAAAGATGGGAATGGGTTACCTTTAGTTTGTATAGAAATATATTGGTAGTTATCTGTAGATCCTGTGTAACCTATAACAGGTACTTCTTGATTAGTACTAACATTCCATATAACGTATTTGTTATAATCTCTTGAAAGGTTGTATATTTCACCTGCAGGTAAATCAATAAAATTTGTGTTATAATCAACATTTAATTGAAAATTATTAATTATGACACTTTTAGGTATTAAAAAATTAGCTATATCATTACCACTATCATAACTGAAAGAAAGTACTGTATTAACAATAGTGTTTGTATTAAAGTACGGGTCTAAATAAACAGACCCTTTCCAATTTTGGATGATATCTTCTAACGTTACCCTTGTAAATTCATAAAAACTACCGAAATAAACATACCTATTAATATTAAAAGGGTTGAAGTTTAATCTAATAAAAATATCATTAGATAATAATATATCCGATTCTGTTTGTGTTAAATTTAAATTTTCTAAAGAGTAATAGTCCGACCACTGTCCACCTAACGTAAAATTAACGTTTAATCTAGGATCTAAATTAGTTGTAATCTCAAAATTACCAAAAGTGAAAAGAGAGGACCCGTTGGTAAACTGTAACCCAACTAAATTTGGCGCAAAGTCACCCTCACGTCTTTTATACGCATCGGTTAATGAACGGGGTGTTACTCTAACATTTCCCATTATAATGTTGGAACGTTAGTAATTGTATTGAAGTCTTTAGTGAAATCAATATTATTAACCAATTGGCGAACTTCGTGTAAAGGTTCTCCTGTAAATTGGTCTTGAATTTCGTATAGATTGTATTGTTTATAGATACGATTAGCGAAATCATAAATAGTGTACTTACCATCGGCAATAGATTTAATTTGGTTGCCGTAAATACCGTAAGCCAATGTTTCGATATCGTATTCAACCATATCTATTTCCAATATGATTGGATTAAAAAATGTGTTTGTAATAGATATTTCTTGAGCTGGACTACCGATATCAGGAAATTGATTTGGTCTAACATTTGGTGCCGAACTTGGTGTCAAAGTACAAAATACTAAATTAGATGTGTCATTAAATCTATATCTAACAGCCTTTTGTGTTGTATTTGATAAATTAGCATTTACAGGTTCAGTCCTATTGGCTGATGTTATAACCCTAAAAAAATTAGGTATTCTTTGTCCCACATTGTTATAGTATTCAACACGATACCCAATCAAACTGGAAGCGTCTTGGATTCCTAAAGTGTTCATATCTAAAACAATACCTTTAATATCAGGAAAAGCAGCTAACACGCCACAATCAGTTATTTTAGTTCTAATCTCTTTTGGTCTTATGATAATATTGTAAATACCTTTTGCTGAAAAGTTAGCTACTGGTAGTTGTAAATTATAAAGACCGTCAAATAAAGGTACACCATTAGTTACAGGTGTTGGGTGATTAAATCTTGTTATTACTTGACTTGGTGTTAATTTTTGTAATGGTAGGGTTGGTGCAACATCTCTTGATGGAGTATATGTAAAATATATTTCCATATCATCTACCGTTACTGTCGCTGGTCTAACTATACCGTAATTTCCTGTTGCCATATTTTATGTTGTTTGTGTAACGTTATAATATCCGTTTCTATATTCTATTAATCCTTGTAATGTTGTTATCTCCGACAACCTAGATTGTCTCTCAAAGATAGCTACATTCATTCTTTCTATAAATAGCTCGTTATTAACTTTTGGTGGGAAAACTAATCCCATTTTAGCTTCTTCTTTTATATCAAAAGTATTTTGTTTGTTTGGAAAAACAATATAAGGTTCAAAGTCATAACCTGAATAGTATGTAAAAAAAGTTGTCACTAAACTAGGTAGTTGTGTAACATAGTTTACACTATCAATTGTATATGAAACCGAAGTTATTCCAGTTAAATTTGTTGGATCGTAGGTGATATTTGTCACCCCATTGACACCAATTTGATATGGGTTTGTGAGACTATATGTTCTTACTAAATCTAATTTATTTGAAGTAAATCCTGTTATCATATTATACGTTCATTGATGAAGTTATTGTACAACCGTTAGCGTCTACCACTTTAACAGTTAAGAATTGATATCCTACTCCTCCCATGTAAGTACAGAAAGGATTAGATACAATACCGTTACCCCAAGCAACGTTTGCCGGAGTCATAGTCCACGTTATATTATATGGTGTTACCCCACCATTAACACCTACTATAGCCTGTAAACAAGGTCCAACATTGAGACCTGTACAAGCCGGTGTACATCCTGACATAATATTGATTATATCAATATTAGTTGTATATGGAGCTAAAGGTCCACTAGTAATTGTGTTACTACCAACAAAGCTTAATGGCATTGGTGGTTGTGTTAATGTGACAGTTGTTGTTGCAGAACAGTTTAGATAGAAAGGAACTGGTCCTCCAGCGGTCGCTGAATCGACAACAGTTATGGTATGATTACCCGCGTTTACGTTTGTTAATGTTACAGTTCCAGGTCCAACAGCAGTTGTTTTTAATACACCATCAACATAATACTTCATACTATTAGATGGTACAGAATATGTGGTTGCATCTGATGTATAACTAGATGTAACGGTAATAGCTGTTGTAGCACTAAAACAACGTATATTGTAACCATTGAATGTAGGTGGTGTTGCCACACTTACACCTAATAAAGGTCTTTGTTTTATAGTAACAGTTTGTGTAGGTCCTGTACAATTAATATTATCATGTATTGTCATTGTATAAGTACCAGTAGGTAAATTATTTAAAGTAATAGGTCCGGTCAATGTTTGAGTAGAACCAGGATAGCCTCCACTTGATGAAGAAATGTTAACCGTATAAGGTGAAACTCCCCCGCTTGGTGTCAATGTGATAATACCTGTTGAACTATCGTAACAACCTGAGTCTTTATATGTTACACCTAAATTAACTGCGATTGGTTGTGTTATAGATACAGGTAAATTTATAATGTTACCAACATTGTCTGATATTTGTACATTATAACAAGGTGATGAACCAGGACAAGCCAATAAATTATTAAATGTTGCTCCAGCGGTACTACCAGTGATTGTTTGTGGTGTTGGTCCTGTTAAAATATAATTATATCCATTAGGGTGTACACCTCCAGATGCCGCAACACTAATAGAACCTGTATTACCACCTGCACAACTAACATTAGTTGTTGTTAATACACTACCTGAAATTGGTTGTGGTTCTGTTATAGTAAATAATCCCGAAACAACAGTACTACTAGCGTCAATAACTTGTACATTGTAAGTACCGGCACAAAGATTTGTAACACTTGTTGTTGATGAGTTTGTTCCCGGTAACACATTACTTGTATTACCTGAATACCATAGGTATGTATAAGGTGGTTGACCCCCTTGGATTGTCACATTTGCACTACCATTACACCCACCAGGTGTTGTTACATTAGTTTGTGAATTATTAGAATTTAATGACAAATTTAAGCTTTGAGGTTGTTGTAGATAATAAGTACCATAACTAATGTCACAATTACTATCTGTTATTTTTACCGTATATAGTCCAGCGGCAAGGTTATTCATACCAGCTGTTAAATTGGTTGATGTGAAACCTCCAGGTCCAGTCCATTGAACAGTTGTTGGGCTAGCTACAAAAGCACACCCAGAAACATTTGCCGTTAAAGTACCGTTATTAGCATTAAAATAAGTTATAGGTGTGGATGTAAAATTAATAGTACAGTTATTTAAAATTAAACAAGGTTTTTGATAAGCGGTTCCCGTGTTACCTGTTAAATCCCAAACACCAGATAAATTAACAATTTCATAAACTGGATTGTCAGTATCAGTATATATACCAATATCTTCAAAATTTTGTGTCAATAAAAATGGGAAATATAAAGTGGTAGCAGTAACAACTAAATTTTCAGTTCTACCAAAATCTTCATAACCAACTTTTCTTTTATATATTTCCATTATTGCATAACAAGTTCAGATAGTGTTATTATCGTAGGTGTATTAGAACCAAAAGGTACTATGGGGTTAAAATTAAAATTACCGTTATTTAATTTAGGGTTTAATATATTAATACCACTTGTACGCCAATCTCTATTACTAGGGTTACTATAATCTGTCGGGGTTAAAGGTACTGTGGGTGAAGGAATTGGTGGTGCAGGGATGTTTATAAATTTAACTACTTTACCAGTTTTAGCATTAAAAAATCTAGCATCCATATAAACGGTTCTATTAGTATTATTTTTTACAAAAAAATCATCATTTCTTAACCAATATAATCTATTGAAAGGTATGACAGGTTTTTCAGTGGCATAAACATTTAAATCTTCAGTAAAAATTAAGTTATTTGTGTCACCACTATTTGTATCATAAAAATATAGTCTAAAAAAACTCTTTTTAAACCCATTTCTATTTTTATTTATATCTAAACTTGTAAAAGTTTGTGGGGTGTAAGATAAACTATAAGACGAAGTGGTATCATCCCAAAACCTAAATTGTAACAATAAACCCTGATTATTATTAACCAAAGGGTTATTGTAAATATATTTTGTTGTTTCAGCATCAAATGTGGGGTTGATGGCCTTTTCTCTTTCGGCTAAAACAATATCCATTAAATCTTCGCCGTAATCTACAGGGTAAAATTCAGTTACAATAGGTACTTGTATAAATTTACTAGCAGTAGTTGCACTAATAGATACCGTTTGAGCAACGTTAGTTACACCACTAACCGTTATTGTTTGTGCAGTTATTGTTTTAAAATCGTTCCTTATCTGATATTTTATTAACATTCTTCTTTTATACTTTTTATATATCTTGCTGCTGATTGGTCTATTAAATCTGTAGGTTTTTGTCTCCTTACATATAAATTATAATTAAAATAAATATAATGAGCCGTATTAAGAAAAGGGTAATCAACACCATTGTACCCCTCCTCAAAATAACCTTCAGTTAATAAATCTCTCCAAGCTATAGAACCGTCTGGGTATGTCTCATAATTTGTCGGTATATCTACTATAATTTCATTAGGTCCTGCCGTTTCTATATTTAAAGAATATTTTCTTAATTCTAATTTTTTAAACGGTTTATAATAATAACCCTCACCATCAGGGTTGGTATTAATACCAAATCTGTGTACAACTTCTGAAACTGTTCTTTCTAATAGTTCAGCTGAATTATAATCAACAAAATCACCAACATATTTACTACCAGGTGTAGACACAATATCACCGTTAGAATTTACGCTCTCTACTCTTGATGTAGCTTTTTCAACACTACCTATGCCAGTAGAATTATATTGTGATATTAATTCTATCGCACCACCACCTAAATAATTAGTGTTTATGGATTGATAATTATAATCCCAATCGGATGTTACATTTGACCATATATAAGGGTTTTTACCGGCTCTTTTTACTATAGTATAATATACTTCGGTTACAGGACCGTTTCTGTTGGTTACTAAATTTTTAATATCAATATCTTGATCGAATTGAAATAACCATGTGTCGTTGACAGAACCAATTGTAACATCGGAAGTATCAGGGTAAATATTGGAACTGTAGGAACAAGGGTATACACTGTATTCGTTTGAAGTTATAACCTCAAATTTTCTAACGTAATATTCTGATGGGGTACCGTCTAATTTTCTAAATGTTGGGTAAGGTGTTGAGTAATTAAAATTTGTGCCTTTAGTTACGGGTGATAATGAAGGACTAGTTCTAATAATAAACTGTGTTGAACCTGTACCACCAATAACATTATAAACTCTCCATACACCATTTAATGAACCTGAAGCACCCATTCTTATATCGACAAAATCGTTGACTAATAGATTGTGTGGTGTAGGTGTTTTTATTCTAGCATATATTGGTTCATTTATTGCAAAAGAACCTGTCGTACTTCCACTTATATCAGTGGCAGTTGATAGTATAAAATTTGATGGTGAATTAAAACTTGTGTCGTCAGCAGAAGGTTGATACATTCTAACAAAATTACCTGTACCTAAAGGTATCATGGTTGGATCTATTATAACATCTAAAGTTAAATCCTTTTTAAGGTTATTTCCATCAATGCCTAAGTTTTTAATTTTATAAACACCTTGTAAAGAATTATATGAAATATAACTATATAAATAAACATAATCATTTTCGGTTAAGTTATGATTTTGTACACCACTTATTGTTAAATAATTATCATTATTTATAAGTGTGGTACCTAAATTTAAATACTGTAAACCACGATATGCTTGTGAACTTGCAACAACAGTACCACCTGTTACTCTTGATGTTATATTAAAATTAAAATCTGAATCAGAAGGGTATGTTATTTGCATAACCCAATTACTTGGTGCAACAGGTGGGTTACCATAAAACATTGGGCTCCATGCTGAATCATTATATTTTCCGTTTACATATGCAGTTGAGTTGGGTGACAAAACATTAGATGTATAAAGATTGAATTTCCCACTGAACCTATATTTTTTAGAAGCTTCTCTTTCGTCTAAAAAAACTTGGTATTGGTTGACTATATCTATAATATCGTATTCAGTCAGGGGTTTAGTCTTTTCCTCCAACCCTAACTGTATATTAGTATTAGTGTTTTGTGCTAGTTTATACCTAGCACTACCAATTAAATTTGTAAAACTATTTATATCCATCATTAAGATTTAGTTCTAACTTTAATATCACTACTTGGGAATTTAATTTCAAACATTGTGTCATACTCAGCAAACAACACATAATCAGATGTTAAATCAATTTCTCTTGTGATTTGGTCTGTATAAGCTTGTGATGTTGCATTAGCGGAATAGTTACCACCAACTTTATTAAAAATTTTAATATCAACAACGTTTAAGACACCTGCAACATTATTGACCGCCTCGACTAATTGAGCCATGAATATGTTTTGTCCCATTTGCCATTTTTTAATATCAAAATAGTCCTTAACCGTATTAATAGTATTATTAACAATTTCTCCTTGGTTGAATGCTTTATCTGTATATAAATCTATTTGAAATGCTAGATTAATTATTTTACCATCTCTAATTAAAACATAATCATTTATCATTCTATAATCAGCTAACCATGTGGCCATATTTTCTTTTAAAGTGTTTGTTGATGAATTGTCTAACTTACCTGTGGAATCTAAACCTAAAATAGCAAACTCAACTTTGTTTTGATTCTCAGCAACTTGCATCCTAAAAGGAACACCAAATTTTCCTGGCATTTTAAAAATAGTTGCTACATAATCCTTAATAGTTACAGCTCTATTTTGTGACGCAAAATTATATTTTGTCATATATCTAACTTCTTCTATAGAAGGATCATCAGCACCACCAAAAGCTGGAACAGGATTATTAACTCTTAATGAATTTCTAACCGCCTGATTATTTGTGGCTGTAGGTCCATTTATGACCATTTCAGTAAATCCAATTGAGTTTATAGTGTTAGACCCAATATTTGCTCCAGCTCCACCACCAACACGATATCTAATAAATAAAGTTGTGTTAGGTTTAGGTATCTCACCCAAAGCCGTACTATTAAAAAAGTTAGCTATTTGTAAGATGTATTGGTCATTTGTATAACTTTGTAAATATTGTTTGTCAGAAAAACCAGAACCAAAGGTCATTTTACAAAAACCCGTATCTGTATATTCTTTAATAAACTTTCTTGTAACAGGCATCCATTTACCCGGCATTATACCACTGTTGTCTGTACTTCTTGTTGGGTCATCAATAAAAATTTTATCTTCCGCTAAAGAGTCTACTTCATACCATCTTATATTAGGGTTAACAAATTCCGATGTTGTTGGGTTTGTATTGAATGTGGTGCCGTCTTTTGTTATAACCTGTTCAACTGAAACTACGTTGTTGTCTGGTAGGATAACTTCTAAAAAAGGTATCGAATCGTTTGGGCCTAAAACTTTTTTAAATACTTTTGTCACCCCATTACTAACAATTTCTCTTTTAACTAAAGTATAATTTGTAATTTGGTTATTAGCGTTTATAACAGGGATAATTAATCTGTTAGGTATACCTCCTGCGGAGTATGGTGAAGAAAAATCAATATCGTCTAAAGTTTCAAATGTTTGGCCTCCACCAACAACTTGAGCTCCAAATTTAATTATAGGTGCGTATCTAATATCAAATGTATCACCAAACACTGGGACAGTAACAGAAAAATCCACTAAAGTGATAGAAGAACGTTTACCAGGTACTTTTAAACCTAAAGTTCTAGCTATATTCATAATAGACCTTCTTTCTTGAGCGTAGTCTATTTGAGTTTCGGTAAACATTCTATCAGTGTGGTACGATAACATGTCAGCCGTAGCAGCATTTAATTCAATTAACATTGTACCAATAGAAGCATCATTAAAGTCTTGATACAATTCTGGGTAAAAATGTTTTACATAATTTATTAATTCAGTTCTTACATCTAAGAAATTTCTCGCGAAGTAATTTATTTTTTTTTCTGCCATAATTTTATAATTCTAGTACTACAAAGTCTGATGATTGTAACGCTGAAATAGTTACAACATAATCAATTTTAACGACTGTAGTGTGTATGTTATCCTCTGAGGGTGTAACTGTTAATTGGGTAACTTGTAAATTGGGTATAAATTCTTTGATTGCATTATTTATTTCTGTTCTGATAGCATTAGCGGATATCTCGTCGTTTGGTTCAAAAAGATATTGTCTTAGATTGGCCCCAAAACTTGGTAGGTACAATCTTTCTCCTTTGTTTGTTAATAATAAATGAACTAAATCTGATTTTATTGCCTGTTTGGCATCGGTATTCATTTTCAAAAACTTACCATCTGGGTCGTCTTGAAATGGAAATTGAATATTTATGTAATTTTTTTGTGCCATTGTATCTATAAATATCTATCCATGAAATTTACCACCAAAAAATAAAATCTAAAGTGTAAAGTTTATTGCATTAAAAAACCCTCCGAAGAGGGTTTTTATTTTATCCATTTTTTTTACGTATTTCGTACAAAGCCAACAATACTTGTTGTGTTAAAGTTATGTCAGGCCCCCATTTAATTTCCATACGTAATTATTTAATTTCACAAGCTCCGTTTGAACAGGCCAATTCACCACTTAAATTAGTATCGTCATCTAATTCAATGATTTTTGTTAAATCAACATCTTTCAAACTTTTCATTAAGTTATCGTATGTTTCTTTTGTACAATCTTCAAAAGGTGCTTGAGTGTAAGTTCCACCGTCATAAGGTAATACCGAAAGACCATTATAAGAATCTTTATTTTCCCACATCCAATCACCAACTAATTCCCATTCATTTTCTTTAACCGAAATTGTTGCTGATACGTTATGTGTGTTTGAACCACCTCTATGCCCTGCTTTAACCCATTCTGTAGAAACTTTTTTTACACGTTCCAATAATTGGAATACTGATTCTGTTCTCATAATAGCTCCTTCAGGTGCCTTTTGTGGAATAGAAATTACTGCTGTATCATGTGGACGGAAATATTCATCTTCAACTAATTCAGGGTGATAGATTGAAAGGTATGTGTAAATGGCCTCATTCTTACCAACACGAATACGACGAATGTAATAGTCATTATGCCAAGCGTGAATACCTGATGAAGTTCCTAAAACTAATGAAGAAGTTCCTGAAGGTTTAACCGTAGAAGTTCTTGCTGCTTTGTTAATACCTAATAAACCAGCTACTCTTTCGTTTTCTTCTTTTACCGCTTTAGCTCCTTTTTTCATGTCATAACCTAATACAACACCAGACCCAATACCAGTCATTCCTACACCAATTAAGGCATCTTTTTCAGTTGTACGTTTCCATACATCACGAAGATAATGAAAGTCTGTATAACCTGCCTGAAGAGTTCCAATGAAAGATGCTGCTTTAACTCTTTCTTCAAAATCTTCTTGGGAAGTAATATCAGATGCATTAACTTCACAAAGATTACAGAATTGGTATGGTCTTAACCCAATTTCACAACAAGGATTAGTTCCCCAATCTTTATCATTAGAAAGGTAAATACCAGGTTCACCAGCTCCAGATAATTCAATACGTTTCCATAAATCCATAAAGTATTCTTTAGTAACTTTATGTCTCATTAATACGGCTGAGTTATTAGCTCTACCTCTTTGTGCATTTAATTCCCACCAATTTCCTGATTTACAAGAAATCATTTCATCATCGTCAGCAGAAAACAAGCTAATAAGAGCTGCTCTACGAATACCACCTGCAAGTACTGCATCTGCGATATAACAAACAATGTCATGTACTTCAATCGGTTTAAGTTTGTCACCATCTTCTTTGTTATCTAATACTTTTTTAATGTTATGTAAACAATCTTTTAAAGGTTGAGGTCCTGGGGCTTTACCACCTGAAGTAACTAAACGAGCTCCTTTTGGACGAATATCGGAAAAATCAAAAATAGGTGTTGATGACTTGGCTCCAAAATAAGACTCTAATAATACTTTGATTGAATCAGCCCATCCTTCGATAGAGTCACCAATTAAATATCTTCTTGTTCTATTTGAACTTGGTTTTTTGATTTCAGGTAATTTTTCTACGTGGTGTTTTTGAACTGAGTATCCAACTCCAGTCCCACCTAACAATAAGAACATTGCTTCAGAAAAAGAATCTACGTGGTCAATTGGCATATAAGCGCAATTGTAAATTCTGTTTGGAGAAATTTCGATGGGTTTACCACCAAACTGTAAACTTCTCATTGAAGGTAAAACTTTCTTGTCATAAACAAGTTTGTAAACCTTTTCAATTTCTTCTTTTAATTGTGGGAATTTCTTTTGGTGCATCTCTTTGTTTCTTGTCACCAATTCTTCCCATGTTTCCCTACGATTTAATTCGGGGATATATTTTGCGTACTTCATATAGACAGTAATGTCCGAAAGTAATTTACTCGACAATTCCATGTTTAAAAATTTTTATTAATTATTATTTTGTTTTAGTAACTCTTTTGCTCTTTGTATTCTTTCTCGGGTGTGAGATTCTTTCTTAACTTCTTGGTTTTTTTCATATCCTAAAAAGGTTTGAGGCGTTTCTGTGTCTATATGAACTTTTCCGTTATCGAAAGTACAATCTTCGAATACAACCCCGTCACGTCCAAAACGTGATTTTAAAACAGCTATTGTAGCTCTTCCTGATTCTTTTTGTGGTAAGGTTCTCGCTATCGACATAATAAAATGTCCTATTTGAGCTTTCTTAATTGAACCTCCCATTTGGTCTCCTGTTACAACGTCAGCACTGATTGAACTTCTATTACCTTGAACGGCTGTCCATCCTACCAAACTAAACTCACTTAACATTGATTCAAAACCTCTCATTACATTACCCTCACCAGACCATTCATCACTATATTGTCTTGTGGATTCAACACAATCAATATAATCTAAAACAATCATGTCAGGTTTAAATCCTGTAGAAATTTCATGTCTAACGAAAGATTTTATTGTTTGCATAGTTACACCCTCTGAAGAAAACTTCCTGATTCTTAAATCATTTGTTCTGTTTGAAGTTACTTCTTTGTGTTTTGCTAAAACATCTTCTTTTCTTTCTGCTAAATCATTTAAATCAATACCTGACCAACACGCTAAATGTTTTCTTTTAATAACATCAGGCATGTCCTCGAAAACAATTTGTAAAACATTATACCCCTGATTGTAAGCTGAATTGGCTATTTTGGTTAAAATTGTTGTTTTACCAACACCATAAGGTGCTAATATAACTCCAAGTTCACCCCTTGATAAACCCCCATCGGTTAAATTGTCTATACCATTTATTCCCGTAGGAATTGGGTGTCTAAAGTTTTTTTCTAATACAGATTCAATATTTTCTGTAATAGAAGTACCATCATCTTTTTCAGCTCCAACAGATAAGGCCTCTCTCAAAATTTCAGCACAAGTTTCGTAATTATCAAACTCACCGTTGTCAACAATCTTGTTGATTTTTTCATTAGCCTTTTTGAGTTCTTGTTGTCTACAAAAATTTAATGCTTTACTTTGAACAAATTCCCAGTCTTCAACAGACATTTCACGGATTTCTTTTAACATTTCGAATACGTAATCCTGTGTTACTTTATCTTTGATTTCCATTCTTAAGATGGTCTCTAAAGTATCCATAGCAGGAATTTTTTCGTATTTCTCATAGTAGTCCTTAATTTGGGCTACTATGAGACGAAAATATTCATTGTCAAAGTACTTTGCGTGTACTATGTCTATTATTCTATCTGAAAATTTTTTATTAGCTGGGTGTAAGATTTGGTTTATTAGTTCTGTTTGAAATTTATATCCTAAATAACCTAATGTAACATTTTTACCCATTTTCTTTTGTTGTATACTCATAAATAGTTTTCATTATTTTGTTGTCGTGTATTCCACAGTAAAATTTTCTTGACCCAAAGTGTATTGAATTTGGGAGATAATTTTAGGAATTAAATCACGAATATCAACACTATAACGAACTCTTTGTGGATAAACATTTCCAGTAAACCTTCTGGTACCAATTACTCTTTCATCAATTCTAATTTCAAAGTCAAAAATATCTTCTTTGTCATATATTGGTGTTTTGTTTATCTGTTCTTCAGTTTGTTTCTCATACGCATTGTATTGACTCCACAAGAATTCAAGAGATTTTATTTTTAATCGTCTCTGAATCATTTCAACACAATCATTTACACATTCAATAACTTCTAATGAAGCTACAGTTTTTGGGTTGAAGTTTTTAACTGCGAAATATCTTTGACAGATTATGTTTCCGTTAATACGTAAGATGAATTCGAATTTTTTCATACTTTTGAATTTTTATAATTTGTTTTTTCTTTTTTACTTAATTTAATAAATGGGTCTAAAAAATTTACGTACCCGTTTTCTCCACCAGGGATAGCATACATGATTCCATCCTCAAACATCATTTTTAAAACGTTTTTATAGTCCCTACCTTCGGGGTTTAAAGGTAAGTTTACAAGATTCAGAACTTCTTCTTTGGCTTCATCTGTTAAAAGTGGCTGGTGTAAATCAATAATGATTTTATTTATCTCGTAAACATTACCTTTATGTGTCCCTCTGGTTTTTCCTTCGATTATAGAATCGAATACTTTTAATTGTTTTTCTTCTTTTAAAACTTTAGACTTTTCAATAATATCTTCCAAAGAAATTTTTCTATCTTTTATTTCAGGAAAATGTGTGATAAGAGTATTTTCAGTTACACCATCGATACCTTTTATATTATCTGTGGAACAACCTTCAATAATTTTAACTAATCCAGCGTTTTCATAATAATGTTGGAAGTACCAAGAGTAGTTTCCAATACCAACTAAAACTTTTTTATCCGCTAGATATAAAGTAACATCTTCAGAAATAAGTTGACATAAATCCCTGTCATTAGTGTATATAATAACTTCTTCATTCTTTTTTTTGTTTAAAGCATAGAATGAAAGTAAATCATCTGATTCACAATCAGGGTGTTCGTATTGTCTTAGGAATAAGTCTTCAGCGTAAGCCTTAACTTTTAATTTTTGAATTTCGTAGTTTTCGTCAAAGAATTTTGGTCTATTACCTTTATAGTCAGGATAATAATCAAGTCTTAAATAACCACCTCTTTCACCATCCCACATGATAATAACCTTATCAACTGATAATTCAACAATAAGTTTTCTTAATGTGGTGTAAAATTGGAAGATTCCTCCGATATGAACTTCTTTGTAGAAAACGTTCTTGGCTCCGTTGTAAGAGCGTTTCATAAGAACGTTTCCATCAATAAGAAGTGTTTTGGTTTTTTCTTTTTTTCTAGTTACCTTCAGGCCCGTCATTACCCATAAAATTAAAGGGTTTAACAATCTTTTTTTCTTCTTGATTTTCAGGTTCTAGTACACCTACTTGGGTTAGAAAATTAATATACTCATTGGCTATGGTTTCACCACCTAAGTATCTTTCAAGACCTTGCTGTATGAGGTAAAAACAACTCATTTGTCCACTATCAGCGGTTAAAGCCTCTTTATTTAATTCTACTAATCTTTCGTAGTTAACTTTCATATTATTCTAATCCTTCTAAATCAATATCTGTTTGTGAGCCTTCTAAAGCAAAGTCTTCACCTTCTTGAACTTCTAATCCATTTTTAATGAACATGTCAGTCCAAAATTCGGAATATTCTTTTTTGTAAGCCTCTTCAGCTTCTTTTGTGTCTTCAATAAAACCATGTGGTGTTACAATTACTTTACCATCTTCGTAACCGATACCGTTTACGTGGTTTTTAAGAATCGAGATTTTAGTACGAGTAGCGAACTTAATCTTTCTACCGTTCTTGGTTGCCATAATCTTATTTGTTCCAGCACCTTTTTGATTACCGTAAAGGAAAATCAAAGTACTGTTAAGATAGATAGCCTCACCACCTTTCATCTTAATTTTTGGTTGACCCATTGGAGAGTCAGGTAATTCAACCCAAGGTTGGTTAACGAAGACAATAGTATTTGTATACTTACTTGTTTCTTTTCTTGAGGATGTAATTCTACCGTTTAATCCCATACCAATTTTATCGGCTAATACAGATGCGTTATGCATCTTACCACCCTTACCGTCAAAGGTCATTTTACATGGAATGGAACCAACAGAATCCCAAAAGAATACGATGTTATAAGGAACGTCACCTTTTGCTTGTGCATCCAATACTTCATTGATATAATCTGTGATTTGTTCAATATAATCAAAATCATCACGGAAAAGGAAAAATCCGTCCCACTCACCTGGGTTAACTTCTTTAGCGTCTAACCCCATTAATTGAGCGTGGCCAAAACTCCATTTCTTTTCAGTAATAATAAAAATCGGTAGAATACCATTTTCTTGACACCAAATAGCAGATTTTAATAAACCTGTGGTTTTTCCAGTGTCGGAATGTCCCAAGAAAACATTTAAATGTCCAAGAGCAGGACCAGGAACACCTGTTGCTTTTTGGAAGGCCTCACCCAAGTCGATAAATTTGTCGGCTTTGTATTTAGTTTTAGTACTAAACTTATCCTTCAAACTATCAAGTGAGAATTCTTTTTTACCTATTGCTTTCTTTGTTGTAGACATATTTTTTTAATTAAAATGGCATTTCATCATCGTCATCAGCCTCATCCTCAACGACTGGAGCTTTATACTTAGCACTTGTTGTAGGTGTATCTTTCTTAACAGTTTCTTCACCTTTAGCAACAAACTTTTCTAATTTTTTATCCCAAACAGGATTTTCACCGTTAGCGATAATTTCAAGATACTCAACAGGGGATGCTTTGTAAATTTCTTTCCAAGACATTGTGTCTTTTACCCAAGCCTTAGCTTTTTCTTTGTTTTCTGTTAACATTGAAGGGTCTTCTGCCATAATAGAAGTAATCTTGGTGTTGTTCTTATCACCACGACCCAACATAAGTGTAAGGTCACGACCTTCTCTACCATCTGCAAGATTTCCTTTTTTAGTAAACAAAGGAATCATTTTATCCAATTCACCCTCACCTTTGTAGTTGTGACGGAAACGCCAGATTTTAACACCGTCTTCTTCTTTAGAACGGTCAATTACACGAACAAGATAAAACTTACCAGCCTTGTAGGTCTTAGCAATTTTCTTATCTTCTTCACTACCTGTTGCTTTTAAAGCTTTTTCAACTTCACACAATGGACAGGTATCACCATCATTGTGTTCTCTGCAATAGAGTTTTCTCCATTGTCCATTAACCTGCATTACGTGGAAATATCCTTCCTCAAAAGGTGATGCACCTTCTTTGGTCGGCATTAAACGAATGGTTACTTCACCATTCTTTTCTCCATCTTCTAAACGTGGGTTAAAGTACTTTGAGAAATCTTTTTCTTCAAAAGATTTTCCTCCACCAGAGTTTTTGTTTTTTTCATACTGCGACATAATCGCATCTAATACATTACTCATTTTGTTTTTGTTTAAATTGTTTAACTTAAAATACTTGAATTAAGTATACTAAAGAATTTGGTGTTAGTAAACAAAAAAGGGGGTTAGGCCCCCCTCTTTATTTTTTTATTTTTATTATTAAATTTTCTCTTTTTTTAAGGAACAAATGATTTTTTAATATCAACAGTACTAAAATCTTTAGCTTCATTTGGATCTAATTTCCAAACTTTAACTTGTCCGTCTTGACTCTCAGCGTCAGGTGTTCCACCGTTAATCTCGTAATTAGCTTTTATTTTCTCATCATTCCAATAATCAGTAAGTTTTACGTTAAAAGGATATGAATCTAAAGAACGTAATTCTAATTTTTCTTTTGGTTTTTGTGACTGGATATCTTTCTTAATGGATTGGATTTCGTTTGATACTGTATCTATTTTAGAAAGAGATGATTGTAATGCCTCAAATTTAGTCATTAAATCTTGAATCATGTTTTTACCTTCTTCAGCAGCTGTTACAGCTTTTTCAGCGTAACCTTTAGCATCATCAGCTCTCTTTACAATATCGGTAACATCAATTTCTTCTGTATCAGAATCTTCTTCAGATTCAATATCATCAGCCGCACTAAATTCATCAGCAGTTCCAAATTCATCTATTTCTTCTTCACCACCCTCTTCTGCCTCTTCGTCACCAAAACCTTCAGTTTCTTCACCACCTTCTTCAGTACCAAAATCAAAGTCTGGGTTATCCCCACCTTCTTCAGTTTCAGTTTCTTCTGTATCGGTTTCTTCTTCGTCAGCATAATCGGTATTTTCCTCATCTATGGTGTATGTATGTCTTCTTACTTCAGTTAAGGTAGTTGTACCTTTAGTTGGATCGTAACCAAGAAGTTCTCTATGTCTTTTTAAATCTTCGCTTAATTTATTCATATGTGTTTATTTTATCTTTTATATAAGTTTTTCTATCCACTATCTTTGTGTATATTCACTTAATAATTGACGACCATCGTTTGTGATGATTTTCTTATTTTCTCTTTTAACAATTTCTTCAGGGTTGTTCATTAAACATTCCTCATCTTGACACCCTTGTTTGTTGTTTGATAAAAAAGAATCAAGTTTTGACTTAATTTCTTTTTCAGATTTTTGTTTATTTCTATCTGTAATCATAACTTCTTTTTATTTATAAATATCAAGATTCAGATAAAAATACTCTTTCAATTGTGTTAATCTCAAGAACTTCACCTTTTAATAAAATAATTTTGTTTTTAAACTTTTCCCAATCTATCTTATACTCTTTATAATTTACATTACCACCTAAACCACTTTCCTGTTCAATTAATTTATTTAAGGCATTAATAGTAAAAATAGTATCACCTTTTTTATGTACTTGTATTGTCTTTGGGAGTTCTTTTTTAATGTCGATTTTATTATCGATATCCATATGGAGTTTGTATGTTAAAAGAAAGTCACCATTTTCCATTTTAAAGAAAAAAACGTTTTCTTTTTTAACCCCAAATTTGTTTTGTATTTTGCGTAGAAAATTTTCTAAATAATCCTCTTTAAGAAACGAGGCTAAAAGTAGTATTTTTTGTTGCATCTTTATATATTAAGTATGGCAAATATTTTATATCCAAATATTTGAGTTCATTCTTAAAGTTTTTTAACTCCCAACTACAGTCAGAAAAGTTAGTTGTTTCTTTTAACGTACTCAAAATTATTTTTCTATCAAAACCTATGAAATCTAATTGTTCAAGGTCGATAGAATAAATAACAAAGTTGTGATATACATACACAACTTTATTTACATATAAATATGTAAAACCACCTGCAACGTTTTTAATTTTTTCAATTAGACCTTCATTACTATTTATTTTATAGATTATTGGGTCTATATTAAAAAATTTTATTTTCTTAATATAATCGTTATAGGATTTATTAATATATTTTTTTAAATCTGTTTCAAAAATACTTCTTTTTTCAGTTGGTGAGAACGTCCAATAAAGGTTATCTTTAATCTTCTTTCTTAATATAGAAGCCTCAGGGTATAAACTTTTCGTTAGTTCCCAACCAATAATTAAAGTTGGTAGGTCATTTGTTGGCACGTCTTTATAAGAATTAAAATTATTTGGTATTCCTGTTAATTCTTCGTTAGAAATTATATTGCCGACAATAATCATTTTTGTATCTTTGTTTTAAATATAAGAGATAAAAATGAAAAAAGAAACCAATCACGAACTTACTTCTGAAAGCTTAAAAGATTTTATCTTTGCTGGCACAGCTATCTTTACTGTTGTAAATGAAAAAACAGGTAATCGTTTTACTTACCGTGTTCGTAAGGCTGGTTGGGGTACCCTTAACGTTAAATCGGATATTTTTTATGTTTCAGTATTAACGGGTTCTGATAATAACTCTTGTTATACTTTTTTGGGTAGTTACTTTGGTGGTAAAAATCAAATGTACCGTCACTCTCAAAAAAGTAAGATTGGTGGTTCTTCTGTTTCTAATAAAGTAATCGAATGGTTTTTTCAAAATTATTTTAAAAACCCAAATGTTTACACAACAGTTAAAGTTTACCATTCAGGTAAATGTGGTAAGTGTGGAAAAAAATTGACCACCCCTGAGTCAATCAAGAGTGGTCTAGGTCCTTACTGTGGTAAAAGAAATTAAACCGGTGTAACTTTTATGTTAAATGATATTTCTCCTTTATTAGTATGAAAACTTATTTTTTTATTATAAAAACCTGTAACGGATGGTGTATTAAATTTCACAATTGTTGATTTACCAAATAATATTGGTTTTTTATTGTCATTTACTAAAGTAATTTCATTTCCCCCAGCATCTGTAACACCATCACCACAACTAATATTTGCGATTATTAAAGGTGTGGTATCATTATTTAAAAGAGTTATGTTAATAGGGGCTTTACTTCCTTTTGCAATTGTAGCATTTATTTCAGTTAAAGTAGTGCCACCACCAGAATTAAATATAATTTTACCTGAAACTGGTTGACCGGCTTTTACTGCTATAGGTGTGGTTGCTGCTCCGGCCGGAGCAGCCGGTGTTTCACTAGCACTCTTATCTTCTGCTGGAGCTGAAAGTGCATCTTCTGTACCCGTAATACAAGATCCACCTATACCTGTATTATTAGGGCTTTTATTTAAGAACGGGGTTGGGTTTATATCTGTACCTCCTGATGTACCTGCCTCTCCACTTGGAGCAAAAATAAATCCGTTAGCTTTATCACTTCTATGTACTTCATAGTGTAAATGTAGTCCAGTGTTATAATTACGTGTACCGTCATCTTTACAACAATTTGGCCAAACAGCTTCACCTACTTTATCACCTTTTTTAACAATAGCATTTTCAGCCACAGATGGGTTACAATGTCCGTAAACTGTAAAATAAAAATATCCGTCTGAAAAAGGTTTATTACCATTATCAAGTCCGTGTCTTATAATAATAACACCTCCATTTGGTGGTGCTCCAAACCCACCACCACTTCCGGCTCTTATTACAGTACCGTCATAGGCCGCAAATACAGGTACTGGTCCAGCTGGTTTAGATGTACCAGCAGTAACACCCTCTTCTCCGTTTGCAACAGCAGTATTGTTAGGTACTACACCAAATCCAATGTCAACAGCGTTGTGAAAGTCTCCTTTTCCTCCTTTTTTTCTAAATCCATATTGACTGTTAATTCTTGGTACGTTATCACAAGAAACTGGGTTAGCAAATAACTGTAAAATAGTGTTATCTATTACAGGTGCTTTTTCAGCCGGATAACCACCTGAATTAGCGGTACCACCGATAATATTTGTAATAGATCCTGCACCACTAATAGTTGTAATTGACCCTGTACCAGTACCTTTAACACCTTTAAAAGAAATATTCATAGCCAAAGCTACATCAGTAACTACAGGCACAGTTGCTTTTGGTTGTCTTACACCTTTAAATGTTGTTGTAGAATTATTAGGTTTAAAATTGTGTCTAACTTCAGTTATTAGGTAAGCTCCATTAAACATAGGTACACCAATTAAATCAAAATAAGTCATTGGCTGAATCATCATGTTACCTAAAGATTCAATTGTACAAGTATAAGAACGTGTTAAATAAGCTGCATTTAAGTTTTGTCCTTTTGAAGTTTGATCATTACCACCTTGTTGTGATAACTTATCAATAACCAATAATGATTCTGCAGTTTCACTAAACTCTGATTGGTCTAATTGAATATTTTTAAAATGGTTTTGGTTTTCAAGACCGTATACAACTCTAAATGCCGTATAACCGTTACTACCTTTATCACCCCTACTATCAGTTATTTTAGGGTCAGCTATTTCACTAGGTAAATTTCCGTCACTAAAAGAAAAACCGTCGTCTTCAATATTGTCTAAAACTTCTTGGTCGATTGGACAATTTGCTGTGAATTTAAATTTTAATTGTCTAGATCCACCACCCACATACATACATAAAAATAATGGACCACAACTAATATCCTTAACATCTAATAAAGAAGGTCTAAACATATCTTTTAAATCTTCTCCACTAACACCCTTACCTGTTAAATTAACGTAAGTAGGTAAGGGGAAGAATAAATATTCATTATCTACTAATAAATCTGAAATGTATTGATATAAACTTATTTTAAGATTATCTCGTAGTTCATTTAATTTTGTAATATCAATAACAGCCAAATCACCTATATCACCCATAACCCTATTTACATATTGGAAGTGTGCTGCTAAAGTTGTTCTTTTTCCGGTACCAGTACCGTTATTACCACAAGAACCTCTACCGTCAGAAGCATTGGTTATGTTAAAAAACAATCGTCCTTTGTCAGAAGATGAAATCCATTTATCGGTTAAAGATTTAAAAACTCTATATAAACCTAACTTTGTATCATCATCATCTAATATTGTATCACCTAAACCACCATTTTCATTTTTACCTTGGTCTTCTAATTCTTTTTTTCTTTTTTCTTTGGCTTCTTTATAAGTGGCTAAAAAATTTTTTAAATATTTATTAAACTGTCCTTCACTCACAACAAACCCATCTTCATAAAATTGATTGGTTGGGTCATTATTTACCCCTCCGGTTTTACCATATCCATACCATATCTTTGGTGTAGAATTTAAAATCCAATATTGTTTATTAAGTAAATCGGTTAATGGTTGTTGGTCCGGTTTTAAAGCCAAAACATACGCACCGTCAAATTTAGGATTATTTAAAAAATCTTGTTGAAATGCTGGTGAATCTGTATTATTTTTACCACCCTGATAACTATATGAAGTTGTTAATGAACCATTTGTTTTAAAATTAACTGGATCTACTATCGGTAGTATTGTATTTTTCCATTCTGAAGTTGCCCAATCTTCAAATTTATCCACAATCATATCTTTTACATCATCATTTAAGTATTGTATAATCATACCTAAATTACCGTCTTCATATTTTGACCTGTGAGAATATTCATCTATAGCGTTGCCACTATCATTAATACCCACAGTTGCAGCAGGGTCTATCGTACCCTCATAATATTCACCACCTGTGAAAGTCTCAGGCATTATTGTGATATAATCTTGTTTTCCAATCCAATTGTCTGTCACCATAGTAAATGCAGAACCCTCACCGTTTGTTGAGTCATACCATGTATTTGGTGAGATGTATGGTATATGATGTGGTGCTATATAAGTTTGTGGCCAAGAATATTTATCTAAAGGATCTAAAGTAGTTTCATTAATTAGATATTTACCTATACCACCCACACTATTACTGTATAAATTATAATACCCAAAAACAATCGTATCATCACCTTCATTTATTTCACCACCACCTGGGTAAGAGAAATATGATCCTTCAGTATAATATTGATAACTAGCGGAAAATACTGATTTATATTTAAAAGGGTTTGCTGTTATATTATAAATTTTGTTTAAATAATTGTTGTTAACATTATTTCTAAAATCATAATCACTGTCATCAACTCGGAATCGAAGCTTTGAGTCAAAAGAATTAAAACCTGGTTGTACTAAAGGATCTTTTCCGTTAGGGGTTTGACCTTGGTTACATTTTATACATGTTAATGGTTTTTTCCAATCCCCTTTTTGGGAACCTGTAAATTCTCTCCATCTCCAAAGTTGAGCTCCTAAAGTTAATAACCAAGCTTTTGGTACTTTGGCTATACCTCCTGAATTGTTAAAAGCTTTTAAAGCCCATATAATACTGTCAGTACCAATAGTTGCGTTAGCGGGGTTTCCGTAAGCTAAATAACCGTTACTGTCCGTTAATCTAGTAATTAACGGTGTTGTTTTTATCGAATGTAAAAATAAATAAGCTAAATTTTTAGCTTCATCATCTGGGTTTAATCCTCCGGTTTCGTTTAGGCCATAACCACTTCTTCGTCCCCTAAAACTATTTACATTATCTAACCAAAGAGGTGTGGTAACTAATGGTGTCCCAACACCACCATCACCGACTAAACTTTGTTTTGGGTTAATAGCTGGTGTTAATTCAATATTATCAGACCCAGATGTACCACCCTCGGGTAATTTTATTTTTTGGTCAGTAAGTGTAAAAAATTCACTATTCCATACTTTTTGGTATTTAGTAGATGCGACATCATAAGCTGCGGTTGTAGTTAAAAAACTAATTAGGTTTGGTGTTTTATCAGTAGCAATATAGTCGTTCCAAAAAGTAATCATACCCATATTTGATACAAATGAGCCTCCAGGGCTTATAGCACCAGCATTGTAACCATTATCACCATGAGAAGCGGTTGTCCACCAATTACTAAATTTTGGGTCATTTTTAGAAAAAACCATAGCCAAAGTTGTGTAAAACTGTAAGGTATCAAAAGATATTATCTGTTGATTTTTTTCCCACCCAACTAACTTATCTGGAAAGTTAGGTTTACCTGGTTGATAGGAATTACTACCAAAAACAATATCATTAGTCTCAGCTATAAGTTTATCATGATATGTGTCGACTACTGTTGTAAAATCCGGATTACTTAAAGTAATTTTTTTATTTATGACAGTAGTGTCAATTTCTGGATCAATTATTTTAATTAAATACTTTGAATCCATGTTAAAAGGGTTGGGTTTAACTGTTATATTCCCTGCCTTTGTTGTTTTTATTACTATACCATCATCTGTTGTTTTAAAAACGTAGTATTTATCTGTAGCCACATACCCTGGATCAGTTAAAGAAGTGAATTCAGTAGTATCTAATTTCCCTATTGAAGTTGCAACAACACCTTCTTTCCATACTTTACCTTCCCCTAAAGCAGTTTTTATTCTTTTAATAAAAGCGTCTTCACTTAAACCGTTAGAAATGTAACCGTCTAACGCTTTTTGATTATCCATAGCATTAACTAAATTCCATGCATCAACTTTAGCTATTTGTGCTAAAAAATTATCGTTTACATCAATATTCTTAGAGTTAAGTGGGGTCCAATTTGAATTACCTATTTTTGGTATTTTTATACTGTCTGGTGTTAATCTTATTGGTTGAAATAAAGTATGATCTAAACTTAAAAATAACCTTTCACCAACTACTAAATCTATATCTGGTGTAGCGGTTAATCCGAAATATTTTATGGGTGATGTACTACCGTCTTCCCAATATTGAGATTCTAAAGGGTTTATCGGTACAAAATTATCGTATCCAGGTTTACCTTCTGTTTTTTCATTTAAAACATCAATATCATCTTGGAATTCTAAAAATGCTTTGATAAAATCTTCAACAAATATAACTTCAGGCCATGTAGGGAATTTAGAACCGGGATAAACCTCCTTAGTACCTTGTTGTGCACTGGCTCCACCGATAGATTTTTTTTGAACAAAAGTTTTTTCTAAGTAAGTTGGCCAAGGATATACTTTTTTACCACCATCAGGCTTTTTAGCATTAGAAGATAGTATTTCAGACGTTCCTTGGGACGGTGTTGTATATATTTTTAAATCTTCTTTGTTATGGAATTCTTCTGCTCTAATAGCCACGTTTAAAAGTATTTCCATAAAAGCGTCTGTATTACATAAAAGAACTGTAAATATATTTCTAATTGTTGGTTTAAACCCTATACTTTCAGTTACAATATCATTAACCGCATTTATGACTTCTCTTCTTTTTACTGTTAAAATACCTGTTTCAGAATTATTTAATAAATCTAATTCTCTTCTAATATCAGCAATTATATAACCCAAGTCCAACACCCCACTTAAAGTACCTGATTGTCTTGCTTGTTCGTTAGTAACTTCAGCACCTTCGTTTTCTATTGGTGGGTAATCCAGTAAATTAAGAAGGCCTATCATCCAAGGTTGTTTATTTAACTCAGTATCGTTATATAAAGGATATGTTTTTTGTACAGTATTAAATTGTGTGGGGTCACTAACTAAACATTTTATTGGTTTACCTTGAGCTTGGGTGTATTCATAAACACTTTGTGTACCTATTTTTCTATCAGGACCTAAAATATTTATAATAACATTAGCTAAAAGACCTTTTGTACCATCAGTACTGTCTGTTTTATTAAAATAATTATATAAAATACCACCGTCTTTTTTGGTTAAATTAAAGGCTTGTTCAGAGGTTGTAGTATAAAACCTTAGCGGTTGTCCACTAACACTTAAGTCAGTAGATAAAGTGCTTTCTCGTTGGGATGGTAATGCCGTTTCTAGTTCAGAAACTAAATTTGTAACTAAATTTAAGTAGTCTCTGTAAGCGGATTCTAACTCTATTAATTGACTTAGTTCTTCGTATTCAGTACTGCCTACAATTTTAGGTTTTTGATCTAATTCAAAAGTTTTTAATGAATTTAATAAATCATATATTGTTGTACATTTTCTTTTTGTTTGGGATTTTACGTTACCACACCAAGGACTTCCTGTTGTTCCGGGGTCACCGTCAATAACTAAATTATTAGCCTCATAAAATTCTTTTGTTATCTTATATTTTTCTTCTAATATTTGTTGTGGGTGATACGTATCTTCTTTTAATTTTTGAGAGGCTTGTACGTAACTAACAATAGTATCCGAAAGAAAAGCAAATGTATAACCAATAAATTCAGCTCTACATTCCATATTACCAGTGTCAGAATTAAACTTAGTATTAAATTTAACTAAATTTAAATAATAATTTACGGCTTTACCGTAATAGCCCTTCACTGTTAATTCAAAAATAGGGTATGGTAAATTAAAAAATAATCCGTATGGTGAACAAGAACCTTGTTCAAATAAAGTAGCACCACGAATGTCAACAAAATCTATTACAACTTTAGGCGCTGTTTGACTTTTAATTTCAATATCAATATTAGTTATCCCAAAACCTTCGTAATCTACACCTAATTTATCATTAGGACTTCTCCAACCACCAATTTCTGTCCAATCAGTTGTTAATGTAGGTTTTGTTTTAAATAAAGTATTACCCGGTATTGATTCTACCGCAACATGTGGTACAGTAAACTTAATATCATTTCTAACGGTTGTGGTTGGTTTTACTCCCTCGTTTGTTGATGTTAAAATGGTTTTACTTTTTTGTCTAGCGGTTAAACTAACATAAATAAAAAGGTCTTCATGTGGCACGGTTTCACCAATTGGATTTGGTTCTAAAATTCTAACTCCGTTAGTGTCATTTAATGTTGGTTGTCCTGTTTTAGGGTCAACAAAATAAGGTGTAAATTCACTTCTTGTATAAGACATTATTAATCATCAATTTTATATAAAATATTATAGTTACTTACTCCTTGTTGATAATCTTGTAAGGCACTAATTAATGGGTATGGTACTCTAACTATAGCTCCATCGGGAATATCAAATTCCAATCCACCGTATTGTGGATTTGCTTGCATTATTAACCAACCGTAGTATGGTGTACCATAATAGGTGTTTGAAACAATGTCAAGTCTTGTTCTATTACTTTTATATTGGATTGTAATGTCTGTTGTTCTATTATTTATTTTAATAAAAGGTAATACTTTTATTTGGTTATTAACCCTAAAATCTTGATATCTATCGTAATATTGTCTTGCCATTTATTATATTTTTACCACATTAGTTGTATTATAAGTTTTCTTTTGTCCATTAGGGAAGTTTTCTTTTTCACAAACACTAATTATGTAAGTACAATTAACGTTTGGTTCAGCGTTACCTGTAACGGTAGAATCGAACAGTGTACACCCTTTACCAGGACAATCATCGAATGTTTGTATTATCGCATCATGTACCATAGTGTTGGTGATGTTGTCTTGATTAAAATTACCACCGTAAGCGTTACCAAGTACTGAAACAGTACCAGTATTATCCGTAACATCAACTTCAACCCCAAGTAGAGTCCATTTTGAATCGTTTACTTGAAGTTGGACTCCACTATTATTTTTACTAATGGTTAATATACTGTCAGAAGGGTTTTCCGTACCGCTTGTTGTCGGTGGTTTACTATCACCTTCTGTAGCTTTAGTAGTTGAGTCCCCTCCAGGAGGTGTTTGTTGTATTTGATTTTGTACGTCATTATTTTGTTCGGCCTTTTTAGGGTCAGTTGTTGTATTAGTAGATTTATCATCTTTATTTACAGCATCTGATGCAGCTTTAATTCCAGAAATTTCACCCATTTTTCGTTCTTCTTCTTTAGGTGATGCAAAAGCTCCATATATAAATTTCAATCTATTACCTGTGGTTTCTTCTAAAGGTACACTAGCTGGGTTATAAACACTTGTGTTAGCAAAGAAGTTATATGAAACAGCATTTTGTAACTGTTTAATAGGCCCACCTAATGAACTTCCACCGATAAATTTAAATCCTAAACTAACTTTAGCCAACATAGGTTGTACACCAATACCTTCAGGATTTAAATCCCACACTAAAGGTTCATAGGTGATGTTAAGACTATCTATCACAATTTTAGTGTGATAAAAATCACCGATTCTTAAAACACAAATAGGTGGTCTACCAAACACCATGTTTTGTGGACTACTTGGATCAATAATTTGAGGCCCTTGTCTTGTACATTGTTGTAAGAATGTTAATCTTGAATTAAATCCTTCGGGTGTAATTGCGTGAAAGGCTGGATGGAAATATTTAATTTTGTCTGCAAATGATTGGTACACAAAAGGTTGTGTTCTCTTCATATCTTCAAAATATTCACATTCAGTAACAAAAGTTTTAGAAAGTATTTCAGCAGTTTTTTCTCTATTTTGACGGTCTGCTATTTGTTTTTGTTTAGCCAATTCTTTTTCTTTAGTTTGAACTTCAAGTAATAATTTAGTTTGGATGTCTAAATTTGGTACTAATGTGATTAAAGAAAATCTAAGGTTTTTAGATACGGCTGAATTTGCCTGTCCATCTTGTAACGCAGAACATGGATTACCGTCATCACATGGGTTATTACATTTTGTTATTTGGCTATTAGCTTTATCTATTATGGCCTTAACTTTAGGGTCAGTAAGTGCTATTTGATTTATGTCTTCAGTAGGTTGTCCTAGTGCTATTAAAGCGTTTTTAACTAAAGAATTAAACTGGTCTTTGGTAAGTCCTAAATCTTTCCCACTACTTTCCAATGCATCACCTATTGAAAAAGGTTTGCCTTCTACCTTCCATCTTATATCTTGTGGGTATTCAGTTTCTTTAGGGTATGAAGGGTAATCCTTATTACCTTGAATGTTTGGAGCGTCTTTACCTTCTTCAATTTTAGTCATTAAATCTAAAAGGTATTTTTTAGTATTGTTAGCCCTATCTGTACCCAATTTTTTATTAAAATTACTATCAGGATTATTAGGTGATGTATAGCCTAAAATCTGTATCTGATAGTTTTTACCGTCTTCCGATACTAAAAATTCTGCTAATTTTTGTAAATCTGATTTTTTATCTTTATTTAAGTAACCATAACCATTAGTACCTGCAGGACCACAAGGATATGTGGTTGCGTCAGTATTCCATTCATTTTGGTTAACGTTAACAAGACTAGGTACTGTAACTTCGTATTTTTCTAAATCTAATTCTCTACCTATTGTGTCTGTACTTCTTCTACAGTTATCAAAATAAAGTCTAATGTTATTAGATGGTGGTGCTCCAGGGGTACAAGGTGTGATTGTAGGTATAATAGGGTCTGGTAGTTCTTTTGATAAGTCATCGTTTTCAGGTAGATAATCAGCAAATAAATTTTTTAATGTACCATTATCACAACCAGCAAAATAAGAATTATAACCCTCATCACCAAGTACATTTCCTTGAAATTTTTTTCTTAGTTGGTCTAAGGCAGCTGAATGGTCAACAACTATTGTCCAATCCAATGTACCACTACGTTCAGTATGGTTATAAGTATATATAGGTTCACCTCTACCAATAAAATTTGTTGAGTCCCAATTAACAGAGGTGCTTTCACTAAAATTAATATCATATGGTGGGAACCACATTATTCTACCGTAGTTAGGGCCTATTTCACATTTCGGTAAATAAATAAATTGTGGAGCATCTTTCCAAGCTAAGTTTTCAATGGAAAACATATATGGAATTACTTGACCTTTTAATTTATTACTTTCTTTTATAATTCCTCTAGCCGTATCCAAACTATTCCACGCTATTTTTGGCATTCCGGTAAAATCACCACCATGATTACCATCATAGTTCATAGTTAAAGTATCGGTTTTAATCTGGTTTCTCCACCAATTACCGTCACTTCTAACTAAATTATCCCATGTATGATATTTTCTACGTGAAGTCCAAGAACGACAATAACTATCACCACCACTATTATTTGTAAAATCATAATTTCTAGCAACGTTACCTTTTGAAGGTCTGCTTGGTTTTTGTGTTGGTGACGATGCTCCTGTTTGATGAACACCATTTTTTAATCCTAGGGGACCTGTTGTATCGTTACCTTCTGAATCAAAATAACCTATATATCCTGCAGCTGACCTTAATTTTGATTTATTAACTAAATCTTGTGTATATTTTAAAAGTCCTCTTTTAAACGTATTCTCATTAGTAGCTCTCCAATCAAATCTTTCGTTTGTAACTGTTGGGAGTGTAACACCTTGTTCAACAGGTGTACCATTATATGTTGTTAAGTTTTGTTCTTTATCTTCATATACAGGAACATCTCCACTAAAATTTCCTTGAGATCCAGTATCACGCCCAACAAAAGAATCCTGTTCAAATCTACCATAAAAACTACCGTATTGGTCACTTATAGGATCTGTAGCCGATAAATCTTCAGTCGGTCTTAAACTTTCTGCATTGTCAGGTTTTGATTTTGATAGTGCGTTTTTAACCGCCCTATTTATTGATTCTATAGCTGAAGAATTTCTTTGTCCAGTATTTTGTGTATCTTCGTTGTAATATAAATAATTTTGTGTATTAGGGGCTTGTCCAGCACCTAATTTTTCTTTAGTTATTTTACCAAGACTTGTAGTTGGTGGGTTACTAGGTGATTCTAATTTTGGCCCGTACTTGTTTATGTAAAGTGCGTTATATAATAATGATTTTTGACCACTTCCTGTGTAATTTAAAATATCGTTTGTTACGTCAATAGCTAATCCCCAAGAAGAAGAGAAGGTAGGGTTTTCACTGTACTCACCAAAAGCACCGTCAGGTATAATACTTGTGGGTAAATTAAAACCAGCCAGGTCTGCAGCAAATTGTGCAGCTTTACCAAGTCCTGATTTAGGTACGGTAATACTATAATTTTGTTCAATTAAATTTCCACCACTTAATAAACTAAAAGGGCTAACATTTAATGCCCCAATTGTACTATCAGTAAAATTTAATTTAATCCTATTTAATAATTCTTGACCTCTTCTTTTTCTTCCTATTTCATCTAATTGTGAAATATTTTGACCGTCAGGTTTATAATTAATACCTGAACCTACAGTACTAAAAGGTATTGCACCAACACCTAAAGTTCTACTAAATAGTTGATCCCTAAAATCACCTTGAACACCTGTACTGTATTGAATTAGTCCCGTATTTGGGTTTACCACCTCATCTTGGTCATATGAATAGGCAAGCATTTGGTTAGGTCCCCATTTATTGTTTTGAGTTAGAAACAGTTTTTTCCTAATCTCATTAGCCGTTTCTATTGTATTACCAGGGTAAACCCATTCTTCAACATTACCCGCGAAACCTAATCTTAATGTTTGTGGGACACCGTATGAAGTATCATAGTCACCGGCCCATTGATTATAAACAGCAGCAAATTCTACTGGGTACCAAGTTAATAAATCTGTTGCGGTAGGATTTCTATCTAAGTTGTCATATCTTGGTGTTGTAAAATTATTTATAGTTGATGATATTTGTGCCGCGTCTTCGGGACCTGGTAAATCTATATTAGCTGTTGTTGGGTTAAATAACGATGTAACATCTTGACCTAACCCTGCTTGTATAGGTGTTGTTTGTCCTAATATATTTTGAACTTGTGGATCTAGGGTCGGTAGATTATTTGTTAAATTTACCTGTCTAGGGTTCGTTAAATTATTATAAACGGAAGGGTTTTGAGCAACGTCTTGTAAATTAGGAACGTCTACAACATTAGGTAAAGATTGACTTACGTCATACTCAGTGGCTCTATCTTGCCAAGGATTACCACCTAATACTCCACTAATAACCGAATTAGCAACAGGTAAGTTATGAGTAAATAAAAAAGTACGAAAATTAGTATCCGTTATTGGACCTAAGTTAGTACTTTGAAAATAATCAATGTTGTAGTTATACGGGTTTATTGCTGGGTTTGAAGACATATTAAAATCTTTTCTTATAAATATTTACTTGTTAGAATTTTCTAGCTAATATTAGCGCGGATCCTATAAAGCTTAAATAGTATATAAGCTGCTTAAATAATAAAGCTTAGTAATTATTTCTTACCACCCCTCTTATCAGATTCGGTAGCGTCAGCAATTAATTCTTTTAATTTTGAAACGAATATTGGGTCACTTACCCAATCAGTATTTGATTTACCTCCTGCTTGTCCTGTTAATTGAATAGAACCATCTATAGTTAAAGATTCATCAAATTTAATTGTTGGTGAGGCTCCTATTAAAGCCATCCACATCGATAAATCTTTCAATGCTTCTAATTTATTTTCATCAACAGAGTTTATAGCATTAATAGTTTTTGTAATACCTTCAGCCCCACCTGTTGATTGAAGAGCTGACGCTGTTTCTGTTAACATGGAAGTGACACCACCTAACATTAGTAAACCAGGTAAAGCAAGAAGTGACGCTGCACCTAAAGCGATTAATGAAATGGTTAAAATACCTATTCCTGCTGCCATAGCCAAAAACCCCAAACCAGCCTCTAACAATTGTCCACCTCCTATGACACTAAATAAATTAGTGAAGGAACCTACCAAAGTGGATAAACCTAAAGAAGCTATGTATATAGCCCCACCTATCATTAACATTGCCGCACCGAGAGCCAAAACTAAAGCCACACCTGCCCAACCAACTCCTGTAAGTGATAAAGCCGAGAAGGCAATCAATACACCAATAAGACCTAAAAACCCGACAATTAAATTAGCTAACGGTACTTGACCCATTAAAAATAACCCCGCACCTAATAATACTACGGCACCACCTAAAGCTACCATAGCAGCTATTCCCGGCCAAACCGAAGTACCAAAAGAACTTAATGTAGGTTGTAAAAATTTTAAAGCCAATCCAAAACCTATCATTGCTATACCACCCTTTACCAATGAAGACCATTCTACTTGATTAAAATTTATTAAAGCCTCCGATAAAATCCAAAGAGCTCCAGCCATAGCTAAAATTTGAGCGGCTGAACCTAATGATTTCATCATACTACCCATCCCTGAAGCTTTTGCTGCCTGACCTTGCATTGCTGTTTGTGCTCCTGTCATACCCCCAGTTCCTCCTCCACCAATACCGGCACCTGATGTTGCTTTAAAAGCCGCACCCGCCGTACGACCAAATATTACTCCCGCAGCTATCTGACTTGCAACCCAATAACCAACAAAAGCCGTTGCAGCAATACCTAAAGCTAATTTCCAATGTTCCCCAATCCATTTTAATTTTTCCCACAAACCAACAAAGAAATTTTTTATACCATCTATAAAACCTGAAATATCGAAATTAGTAAAAAAGTTTTTTAAGGATTCAGCCCAACCTGTTGTTTTTTCAGTTAATATATCAATTAAAGGTTGTAAATTTTCCTCTAAAGCGTGAAACAAGGGATATACAGCAACCATCAATTGATTTAAAAAATTTTGAAGTCGTTCCATGATACCTGTCGCTTGTGACGCGGCGTCTTTTGCATTTTTTTTATCATTTAAAACTTTCTGCATCTCATCTTTACCTAATGATGACAAATCTTTCATAATTGCTTTACCATCAGAACCAACACCAATTTGAATCTGTGCTTTACCATCAACCATTTGGGCCATCATCGCCACAGCATCTTGTTCCTCTGGTTTAAGTCCTTTTCCACCTAATAAACCTTTAAACATATTTATTTTAGCGGTTTGTTTTGCGGTACCTACTAAACTCTCCATTGATTGACCTGTAGCTTCTGCAGCCACACGTAATCTATCCATTTCCATAGCACTAACTTCAAACTCACCTGATTGTTTATTGAAAACAGCTGATTGTGATGCGGCTTGGGCAATATCTTCGGCAAATTTTTCTGGGTTATTACGAGCTTTATACATTAATTGAAATGGGTCACCTAATCCCGCTAAACTACCACCTAATGTTTGTAATTGAGCTGCCATATCGATAGCACCTTCAGGTGAGAAAGCCTTTGCAGATGCTGACGCAACTTCATTCATGTCAATTTTATACTTCTCACTTAATTGGGTCATTTTTTGTAAACCCTTGATACCATTTTTGAAATTTAATTTATTTAATAACCCGATATTCTGTTCAAACTTTTTAATTACTTTACCGGCATTTAAACCCATAGCGGCAGATTCAGAGTACATATCATATATCATTCCCGCTGACTGTTCAGCACCAAGTCCAAAAGCGTCCATTTGAGCTGTTAGACCAGCCATACCTTGCATACCAAGACCAGTAGCTTTACCAATCATAGACATATTTTTTAAAGCGGATTGGGTTAAAATAACAGAACGTCCTAGTTCTTCAGAATATGCTTGTTGAGCCTCAAGTGCGTCAGTAACACTAACACCATATCTGGCCATTTGTACGGCAGATTGCTCAATGTTACTTTGTAACATATTCATGTTATTAGAACTTAAACCTATGTTTGCTGCAACATCTCTTGTTTTTTGACTGAATTCTAAGTAACCTGTTAAAGCTTGACCTAAATAACTTACAAGACCACTAAGACCTGCTCGAACAACCCCACCAAGAGAAGCCATTTCTTTATTAATAGCTTTTATTTGGTCACGTTCTTTTTTTAATTCTTCTACTTGTTGACTTATGGCGGCAGCTCTTTCTTTGTCTGCAGTAAGCATCTCCTTCTCCAAATCTTTAATTTTGGAGGTAAGTTTTTTCATTTCTAAATAATTGGCAGCTATAGTCTTAGTATATTGTCCAGCATTTTGTAAACTTTTACCAGCTTCTTTTTGTGCATCCCTAATTTGTTCTTGGAGTTTTAAATACTCCTTTTCTTCTTCTATGTTTCTACCAAGATTTGCCATTAACTAATTTGTATTAAAGCTTTTGTAGATTTATCAAAAATATCCTCACCACCTGCTTTTGGACCTATTTCTATTTTTGTCGGTTTATGTAGATTAGCACCTTGGGTAACTTTACAAACCAAAGCTTTACCACTAAACTCGATAACAAAAACAGTATTGTCGGTAATTTTTTTACTTTTTCTAATTTTTGAATCTCCTTTATAACCCTCACCCTTTAAAATATTTCTTAATGTTTTAAAAACAGTCTGTTGTTCAGCAGTTAAATTAGAGTCATCCAATTGTAAATTAACGTTAGCACTAATACCTTCATTTGGTAATGAGTTTACAAGACCGTCCCATTTCTGATTACCTTGACCACCTTTTACTTTGTTTGTGTAAGATTTTTCATCTTCACCTCTTTTAGCGGCAGCTTTAGGACCCAACTCAATACTTTGTAAATAAATTTTACCTTCGTCTTGATTTTCTTCACCACCTTTTTTTTCTTGACCTTCTTCACCATCCTCTTCTTTAATAAGAACAACACCGTTTGCTATAAGGTTAATGTATGATTCCATTGTATTTATGTTAGCTTTAGGCGTATTTTTAACTTTAACTTCTTTTTGCTTTTCTTCAGGTTTTTTACCTCCTTTAGTCATCTCAGGTAATTTAGATAAGGCCTTTAGAAAATTAGCAAAACTACCTAACAATTTTTTCCAAAGCTGTTTTCTTGTTTGTTTATCTGAAATATGTGATTTACCTTTTGTTGCGATTAAAAAAAGTTCTTTATAAAAATTTTTAATAACCTCAAAAGTTTTAGATTGTTTACCACTTTTAGCAACTTTAGCAAATAAAGAAAAAACCTCAACCATAAAATTTTGAAGGTTTAGTTTAATTTTTAAAAATTTTCTTTTCAAACCTGACATTGATTCAGGAGCTTCTAACAAACCATTACTTCTTAAATCTTTTAAAGTAACTAAAAGAGGTTTTTGATTAATTTTAATAGATTTAGTTGTATTAATTATAGCATCTAAAAATATTGTTTGAAACTCTTCGTCATCTTTATATTGTTTAATTACAGAAAAAAACTTGGCTTTATCTTTAATATCTGAAAGTTTTAAATTAACTTCCTTTAAATCTTTACCGTTATAATAATTAACTTCCTTTTCACTTTTTTCTTGATTTTCTTTCTCCTCACCTTCTTTCTCCTCACCTTCACTCTCTTCATTTTCCCCACCTTCTTCTAGTCCTACTTTCTTTTTTATAACGCTTGCAATACCGTCAGGAAAACTAACAGTATAAAATTTACCTTTTCTACCGTCTTCAGAAACTAAAGCTCTAATAGGTTTTTTAGTACCAGGTAGTTTTGTTACTATTTCTTCTTCATTTGTAAAAACCATTTTAAAAACTTCTTCTTCCCATTTAACTTCTAAAGTCAAAGGTTCCACCTCTACTACTTTAGCTAAAGTATTAAATTGTATTGGTTTTGGTAAAGAAAGTTCTTCTTGTACATCAGGTACTTGTAATAAAAAATTAAATTTAAAAGGTTCGATACTTAACTGTTCTACTGTATTAACACCGGCTAATTCAGGAATTGCGTAAATACCCAATTTTTGAAGTCTAGATTTCGCCTTTTCTAAATTAGCACCTGCAGAAGCTATTTTAGCAGCATCTTTATCACCAGAAACAGGTGCCTCTTTTAATAAAGTTTGGAATTTATTTTTATCTAATAAAATTGTAGACATTACAAATTGTTTATTTTATAAATATCAACCAAATAAAAAATGGGGCTATTAACCCCATTTAAATTATTTTCTTTTTGATTTTGCTTTATCATATTCTTTCTTTTGTTCCTCTAATTCTTTTTGCCATAAATCAAGATAAATTCTTCTTTCCCACACAGGCATATTTTGAACTGATTCATAAGAAAATTTCATATGTTTTACCATATAATAAATTTCTCTTTTAAGACCTAAATTATAATCTGACGTTAGGCCAAAAAAAGTTGAGTCCGAGGGTAATTGGAGCTTGAAAGTTGCCTGTCGGACCCTCCACGTCCGCAGTCATATCAATACCAGGTTCAATAGAATCTGAATATTCTCTGAATTTAAGAGAATCATAAGCAGGCATTACATTAATAAATTGTTGAATAAAATTAATATCACGATTACCGTCGATTTCTTTAATTTGTGCTTGTAATCTATAAGTTAATGTGTTTGAAATTTGTGACTTTGTAGCTTTTTCATATTTTTCTGAACGAGAAACGATAGACTTTTCATCAGCAACAGTTAAAAGTTTAAATTTAACTTTTCTTTTACTTTTTGGTAATAAAAAAGAAAATTCACCTTTTTCATCTGGTTGAACATCTTCAGGTAACTCTTTTGTTTTTAAAGCCGATAAATCAATCTCAGTTTCAAATTCAACACCACTACTTGGGTCAGTTAATTTAACAGGATACATTTCACCGTAACCTGTAGCACGTAACCAAATCATAATGGCATTTCTATCACCTACTAATAATTGGTCAAAAGGTACTGGTGATTCTTTAACTTTTCTTTCTAATAATATATCAAGAACTTTCCCACTCTTAATCAAGTTTGGTGATGTAAGAATGTTTTCGTCCATTGCTGTCATATATTCTACTTTTACGTTACCTTGTTGACCAGGGTATAAAAGACCTCTTGAAGGCAAAGGAATGACATCAAATGGGGCTTGAAATTGAACTTCTTGTGTTTGTTGTTTTGACATTTTAAAAAACTTTTTTTAAATTTGTTATTCTAATTAACCTTAAAACTTATTCTGTAATAGTAAAGATTATACAAATAAATAGATTTATTTTAATTTTTCCTTATAATAATTTTATTATCTAAGGAAAAACACCTATATTTGTATATTAATAATATAAATTATGAAAATGACACAAGATAAATTAACTCGATTAACTGAAGTTCTTTCGGTACCGACACACTCTCGTAATGAAAAACTTATGATTGAGTATTTACAAAAAGTTCTAACCGAAAAAGGTTTTGAACATTATACCGATTCACATGGTAACATTTATGTTACAAAAGGTGATAGTAAAAATTTTCCTTGTTTTATCGCACACACCGATACCGTTCACGAAGTTAACATGAATATGGTTGTTGTACAAACAGAAAGTACCGAAGACGGTGTTATTCTTACAGGAATGGACAAAGTTACAAAAAAGGCGTCGGGTATCGGTGGCGATGACAAATGTGGTGTTTTCTTAGCCCTTGAAATGTTGGATACATTACCAAATGTTAAAGCAGCTTTCTTTGTGTCTGAAGAAATAGGTTGTAAAGGTAGTATGTACGCTGACCCTAAATTCTTTGAAAATATCGGTTACGTTATTCAATACGATTCTCCAGGTGGAGCATCAATGAGTTTAACTTTGATGGGTCGTTATTTGTTCAACCAAAAATCACAATTTGCTGATAAAGTAACAGGTTTGATTAAAGAACACGGTATCACTGATTGGGCATATCACCCATATACCGATGTTTGGCAAATCATGGAAAAATTCAATATCGCTTGTTTGAACTTAGCGGCAGGTTACTACCGTTACCACACTGATAACGAATATGTTATTGTAGATGATGTTCAAAACGGATTTGAACTTGGATTGAAACTTGTTGAAGAATTGGGCGAAAACAAATACGAAAACCCAAAAGAAAATAAAAATTACGGTAACGTAAGTACTTATTGGAAAGGTGGTTCTTCTTATACTCCAGCACAAAAACCGACTAAAACACTTTTAGTTGAAGATGAAGAAGACGAAGATGATTTTTTTAATAGTGGTGAGTATGTTTGTACTGACCGTAAAAGAGAAAAGGATTATGGATACTACAGTAGGAGTTGGAATGAGTGGGATGAGGATTATGATTGGTAAAAAATAAAGGGGGACTTAACGGTCCCTTTTTTGTTAATCAGGTTCTTTTAACCTAACATCGTATTCAACACCACCTTGGTCATAATAAGAAATCTCAACTTCTTGTAACATGGCCGGATAATCTTGTCCAAAGACATAATCGGACATATCTTTTGGTGTACCGTAGTTATCATCTTCGTCATATGACGACATACTTAAACCAATACTTTTAGCTATTTCATTAACATCTTTCCATCTAGTATAATCACGATCGTCTAATAGTTTGATGTAAAATTTACAAACATTCATAAACCGCTCAAATGATGTATTATCATCTGATTTAAAACGAAATTCTTCTCTAAGATAAACTCCGTGGGGCATATAATCCCAAAGGGTCTTCACAATAAATACGTTGGCAATTTTTGGCCTATTCATTGGGTTTAATGCAACCTCAAATGGCAAGTCAACACCACTAAACTGATTAGATAAATCATCCAACCAATCAGATTCTCTTAGTATTCTTTTTATTAACGGTTTCATTTAACTGACTTTCTAATTCTTCTATTCTTGCTTTTAATTCTTCTATTTCTGATTCAGAATCTGCTCGACCTCTTTCGTAACCTTCTTCTTCACCTTCTTCTTTCGCCTCTCTAACATCGTTTCGGTGATCCTCATAATAAACATAATCATCACAACAACCATCACAGTCACAAGATTCTTGACCTCTTTCAACACCTCTTTCATAAAGACTACTAGCTTCATCATAGATAAGTTCACCAATTTCTTGTAACTTATCAATATCTTTAATTCCTGCCTCAACCAACATATCATATAGTCGTTCACCTTCAAAAGAATACTCATATTCAGCAGCATTAAACTTTTTACGAATTTGTTTTTCAACTTCCTTGGTATCAAAACCACGAACCCATTCAAATTCGTCTTGTTCTTCTTTTAATATTTTTTTAATTAGATTTTTCATCTTAATTATAAATATCCAGATAATTTGGATTTTACCAAATCAGAGTTATCATTTATATCTTTTTCCCAAAATCTTAATAAGGGGATGTTGTTTTTAGTGCACCAATCAGTTTTAATTTTATCCTTCTCTATATTTTTAAATTGTGATTCATATACAGGTTTTGGGTGTTTACCTTCAGGATTACAGTGCCAAAAATCACCATCAACTTCTATTAAAATATTATGTTTGGGTATATAGAAATCGTAATAAGCCTTTATCTCCCTTACATAGTACTGTCTAACATATTCTACATTTGGAGGAATTAAGTTTAAAAATTTTTCTTC